GCCGTATCGATCGGTACGGCGTCGCTCATCGGGGGGATAATCCGATCTCCGGCAATGCGCGCGAAGGCGCGTCTGGCGCAGTTACGTCGCATGTGAAAAATATGAATACAGGATCGATCGGAATCTCAGTTGCGGCGATGGGCGATGCGATCGAGCAGCCTTTCAACCCCGGACCGTGGCCAATCACCGAGATTCAATGGTTGGCCTTCGCTCAGGCGTGCGCGGAACTGTGCGCCTTCTACGATATCCCAGTGACCGACACGACCCTGTTGCAGCACGGCGAAGTCCAGGACAATTGCGGAATCGCCCAGAGCGGCAAGTGGGATGTGGGAAGACTCCCATTTGCGCCGGACAAGTTTACGAACTGCGCCGAGGTTGGCGATCATCTGCGCCATCTCGTGATGGAGATTCTTGAAGGCGGGTTCACCATACCGCCTCCGCTTCATCCGCCGCAGCAGGAAGTCGTCATCACGATCAAGGCGCCGCCGGGCGTCAAAGTCACCGTGCTGCAGGAATCAGCCTGAGAGGAGATCACAATGGCAAGCTATGGATGGACGCAAAAACTGGAAGCGCCGGTGCTGAACGGCAACGACATCGAGGTCGCGACGCCGGGCGTCAACAATATGGACTGCGACCCTACGGCGATCGAGATCGCGGTCGACGGCCGCGAGATCCTGGCCGGCGACTTTACCGCGGTGGCTGGCGACGATGTCGTGACGGTCACCAACAGCACCGAGACGGTGTGGGCGGCCGGCGTCGAGATTTATGTCTACGCGCCGAGCAAGGCGCTGACCGGCGAAGCCGCCGCGGATCTCGCGGCGACGGTCGCCGACCACGAGACGCGCATCGCGGCGCTGGAAGGCGTCACGACGATGGCGGCGTCCGCCGACGATGAGGACGAATGGGTGGACGACGAGGACGCCGACAAGCCGGCCAAGAAAAAGAAAGGCAGGAAGTGATGCCAGGCATTGGAGAGCTAATCGCGTCCGCCGGCGCGCAGGGCGCGCCGCCAGGCGCTGCGCCCGGCGCGCCTTTGGGCGCAATGCCGCCAGGCCCGCCCGGCGCGCCGTCGATGGCCGAGCAACCGATGCTTCCCCCTGGAGGGATCGCCGAGATGATCATGCAGATCCTCGCGGCGATCCCGCCGGAGCAGCTCGCGGCGATCATGCAGTCGAGCGTCGCGGCGCTGCAGCAGACCGCGCCCGGCGTTCCGCCGCCGGCGATCGGCGCAGGTCCGGCGCAGGCCGGGCCGATGAACGGTCTCGGCGCCATCCTCGCCGGAGGGCGCTGAATGAATGGACTGCCGTTCACGCCGGAGCAGGTGAAGCGCCGGCTGCTGCTCTTGAAGCGCAAGCGGAAGATCATTCGCGCGCGCGACGACCTGGTGCATTTCAGCCAGTACAACATGCCTTCGCCGGACAGCGACGACGCCGACGTTTCCGATTACGTCGCGGCGAAGCATCATCGCGTCCTGTGTGCAGCGATGGAGCAGGTCGAATCCGGCGCGATCCGCCGTCTCGTGATTACGATCCCGCCGCGCAGCGGCAAGACGTTGACGGTCTCACATATGTTCCCGGCCTGGTACATGGGGCGGCATCCGCAGCACTCGTTCATGCTCGGCACCTATTCCGAGAAATTCGCCGCCGATCACGGACGCGCCGTGCGCGACATCATGCAGTCGCCGCTCTATAGCCACGTCTTTCCGAACGTGAAATTACGCGACGACGCCGCGGCGCAGGACCGGCTCGAGCTCGAGAATGGCGGTGTGATGTTCTTTCTCGGTCGCAAGGCGGGAACCACGGGTCGCGGCGCACATATGATTGTCATCGATGATCCGCTGAAGGATTCGATGGAGGCGTCGTCGCCGACCATCCGCGAGCGCGTGTGGGAATGGTACAGCCGCGTGCTCAAGACTCGTTTGATGAGCGATGTTGGGTGTATAGTCCTTATAGCTACCAGATGGAACGAGGATGATCTTACTGGTAGGATTATTGACCCTACTAACCCGCATTTCTCGGCGCAGGAGGCGAAGCTGTGGCGCAAGATCGATCTCCCGGCGCTCGCCAACGAAAACGACGTCCTGGGCCGTCAGCCTGGCGAGGCTCTCTGGCCGGAGCGTTTCAGCGCCAATTACCTGCGCGGCTTGCAGAAGGCGGATCATCGCGGCTTCGAGGCGCTCTACCAGGGCAACCCGACGCCCAGCGAGGGCAATTTTTTCGACAAGCGATTCATCCAGACCTACAAGCGCATGTCCGACATGCCGCACAAGGACGAGCTCCGGTTTTATTGCGCCAGCGACCATGCTGTTTCGCTGAAGCAGGAAGGCGACAAGTCCGTCCTGGTTCCGGTCGGCGTCGATAAGCATGGGACGATCTGGATCCAGCCCGACGTATGGTGGAACCGCGCGCCGACCGATATGGCCGTCGAGGCGATGCTGCGCATGATGCAGAAATACCATCCCCTACTGTGGTGGGCCGAGCGCGACAAGATCACCAAGGCGATCGGTCCCTTCCTGCGAAAGCGGATGATCGAGACGCAGACCTTCTGCTCGATCGACGAGGTGACGCCGATCCTCGACAAGATGCAGCGCGCGCAGTCGATCCACGCGCGCATGAGCATGGGATGCGTGCGCTGGCCGGAGTTCGCGCCGTGGTGGCCGCAGGCGTACGATCAATTGCTCAAGTTCCCGCTTGCCGCGCACGACGATCTCGTCGACGCGATCGCGCTGGTCGGCCTGAAGCTCGACCAGCTCGCGGTCCGCCGCCCGAAGAAGGTCGAGCCGGCCGCGCCGGAGATTGGTTCGATCGACTGGCTCAAGGGCGAAACCAAACGCCAGCAGCGCGAGAAGCGCCAGGCGGGCTCGCAAGGATGGTGACATGTCGTCGATGATGCCTCCGGCCGGCGGCGAGCCGCCGATCGATCCGCCGCCCTCGCCGGAACTGCCCGGCATGGCGCGCGATCCGAACCAGAAGATCGTCGATCGCGAGGCCCCGACGCCCGACGCGGCGCGGTCCGCCCTGGTCGACGCCTGGGTGTCGCGCATCAAGCGGGCGAAGGGTCACTGGGCGTCGCCGTTCAAGCGCATGCGCGAGGACCAGGACTTCTGCCGCGGCAAGCAGTGGACGAAGGATCTCGAGGACAAGCGCTACGTCGCGAATCTGACGCTCAGGCTGGTGCAGCAGCGCGTCGCGTTTCTCTACGCGAAGAACCCGAAGGTCGTCGCGAAGCGCCGGCAGAAGATCCTGAATACGACGTGGGACGGCAGCCAGGCGACGCTGCAGCAGGCGACGCAGGCGGCGACGATGGCGATGCAGGATCCGTCGGTCCTGATGCAGCCGGAGATGCAGCCGGCGGTGCAGGAAGTCACGGCGACGATCCAGGACGCGACCAACGTGCGCGAGCAGTCGCAGAGTCTCGACAACATCGCCCGCACGCTTGAGCTACTTTACGAGTACCAGGTTGACCAGATGACGCCGCCCTTCAAGGCGTCGATGAAGATGGCCGTCAGGCGTGCAGTGACGACCGGCGTCGCCTATGTGAAGCTCGGCTTCCAGCGCGTCATGGGCCGGTCGCCGGAGAACGAGCGGCGTCTGTCCGACGCCATGACGCAGCTTTCTCGCGCCGAACAATTGTCCGCCGATCTCGCGGACAAGGAGCGCACCGACAGCGACAAGGAGGCCGAGGAGCTGCGCCTGCTCATCGCTGAGTTGCAGAACACGCAGGATCTGATCGTGCATGAGGGTCTCACTGTCGATTACCCCCTCAGCAACGCGATCATACCAGACGAGAAGACGGTTTTCTTGCCTCAATTTATCGGCGCCGACTGGGTCGCAGAAGAATACTTGCTCACTCCAGGGGAGATCCAGCGCGTCTACGGCGTCGACGTCTCGACCAGTTACACGGCGTATTCGCGCAGCGACGGCGGGCTCGATATCCAGGCTTACGTCGAGGCGAAACTCAAGGGCGAGCGCTACGGCGGCGCCGACGGGGCCAAGAACTGCGTTCTGGTCTGGGACGTCTACAGCCGCGTCGACGGCCTGGTCTACACGATCGCCGACGGGTGGCCCGACTTCCTGCGCGAACCGGCCGCGCCGGAAATCTCAATGGAAAGGTTCTGGCCGTGGTTCGTCGTGATGTTCAACACGACCGATTCCGACGAGGACATCTACCCGCCGAGCGACGTGAGGTTGGTGAGGGATCAGCAGCTCGAATATAACCGCGCCCGCCAGGGGCTGCGCGAGCATCGCGTCGCCGCCAGGCCCAAGACGATCGTCTCGGCCGGCAGCCTCAACGACGACGACATGGACAAGCTGGAGAACCATCCGCCGAACGCAATTCTGGAGATTCAAGGATTGCAGCCGGGCCAGGATGTGAAGCAATTGCTTCAACCCTGGATCGGCCCAGGGATTGACCCGAACCTATATGAAACCGGGCCGGTCTGGGAGGACATCCAGCGCGTCACCGGCATCGCCGAAGCGAACATGGGAGGCACGTCGGACACGACGGCGACGCAGTCGCAGATTTCCGAATCGTCGCGCATGACAAGCATGGGTTCGAACATCGACGACTTGACCGAAGTGATGACCCAGCTTGCGCGCGCCGCCGGCCAGATCCTGCTGATGAACGTCGAGGAGGCGACCGTGAAGCGCATCGTCGGCGAGGGCGCATCGTGGCCGCAGCTCACTCGGCAAGAGGTCGCCGACGAGGTTTGGCTGGAGATCGAGGCCGGCTCGATGGGGAGACCCGACGCCGCGGCGAGCGTCGCGCGGGCGCAGCAGATCTTCCCGCTGCTGATGCAGATCCCCGGCATCGATCCGGAATTTTTGGCCAAAGAGCTGCTCAAGAGGTTGGACGACGATCTCGACCTGACGCAGGCTTTCCTGCCGGCGGCGCCGTCGATCACCATGATGAACGCGGCGAAGCCGACGGCGCCGGGCGCCGGAGCTCCGGCCGGGGCGGGGCAGGGAGCTCAAGGGTCGCAGAACGCGCCGCAGGAGCCGGGCCAGCCCGGTTCAGGACCGCGGTCCGACGTCGACGTCGCCGCAGGCGCCAGGGGCGCCCCGCCGATGATGCAGTAGCAATAGATGGCCGATCCTTACGCTCTGTCTCTCGCTGATCGGATTACCGCCGACCTGGCGCAGGGCGTCCCTGATCGGCGCACGGCGCAGGCCGGTCGATCCTGGATCAGCGATTTTTTCATCGGCGGTCCGGCGCCGATGCAGCCCGATCTGCTTCAGACCCAGATGGGCGCGGTTCCCGAGTCTGGGCAGACCCGGCGTCCCGGAGTATTGCCATTGACGCGCGACGCAGACACTGGCTGGTTGCAACTCGCGATGCCAAAGCTACTCGACATTGCAGGTTCTCAGACCGGCGGCCTTGTGGCGCCGGTAAAAGGCGCGGGCGTCGTTCTTGGATCCGGCCCGACGCGCACGGCGTCGCAATTCGCCGATCTCATCGCGCAGAGCCGCGATCGGGCGGCGCTGGCGCGCAGTTTGACCGAACAGGCGTTAGCCGCGCCCAAGCCGCGCATGGTGCTGGAAAAAGAAGGCAAAACAGTTGTTTTGACCCCGTCGCTGGATCCGGCTTACCGGTATCGCGTCACCAGTTTTGACGAGTCGGGACCACTCGGTCATCGCGAATATGGCGACGACGCCACGGCGTCGATCGCTTCCGAGATCAGTCAGCATCTGGCGTCAGGCTATCGGCCGCGCCCGCGTCGTCTGTCTGACCCCGACGCCTAGTTGTAGGTCTTTCGTCTTGCGGGGGTGACGATACAAGAGTACTTCTCCGGGCGGCCAGGTTCGGCCTGAACCGGAGAAGGGCGCAAGAATTGAGCGACGAATCGCCCGACGTCGTCACTTCGGAACCCAGCGCCCCGGCGCCGGCCCCCGATGCTCCCGCTTCAGCCGCTCCCGACCGTCCCGCCGAACCCGCGCAGTCGGCAAGCGCGACCCAGGACGAAGGCAAGCAAACGCTGCTCGAGGCGGTGCTGGAGGCGATGCCCGAGAAGGCGTCGCGGCCGGATCCGGACATCGTGCAGTTGCCAGGCGTAACGTCCGACGCCGCCAGCGAGAAACCAGATCAGGAAAAGGCGGACGAGTCCGAATCACCGGAAGATCGCGCTCTTGCGAAAGACGAGCTCGATCCTCGCTGGTCGGAGCGGACGAAGACGCGCTTCCAGCGGTTGCTGGCCGAACGCGACAGCTACCGCACAGACGCGGAAGTCGCGATCGGATTTCGCAAGTTCTTAGCCGATAACGGAATCGATCGTCCCGGACTGGAAGTGATGCTGGATATCACCACGGCGCTGCGCCGCGGCGACTTCCAGACCTTCCACGCCGGCATCATGCCGTACGTCGAGCTCGCAGAGCAGGCGCTCGGCCTGCGGGTTGCGCCGGACATCCAGCGCGACGTGCAGACCGGGCACATGACCAGCGAGGCGGCGGCGCGCATGACGCAGGAGCGCATCCAGCGGCAGCTCGCCGAGGGACGCGCCCAGGACTACGAGCGCGGCCAGCAGCAGCAGGTCGCGCAGCGCCAGTCGGCCGAATTGCGAAACGCCCTCGCGGGCGCCGTCAACCAGTGGGAAGCGCAGACCGCCAAGACCGATCCGGACTTCGCGCTGAAACAGCGCGCCGCGAAAGATATCGTGTGGTCGGTGCTGCGTGAGAGCGGACAGCCGGCGACGCCGCAGCAAGCGGTGCTCGTCGCGCAGGAAGCCTATCGCAGGGCGGGAGAACATCTCCGTGCGGCGCAGCCAGCGCCGCGTGCGACCCATGCAGTCCCGAGCAGCGCGCATCGCTCCAATGGCGCGATGGCGGCTCCGAAAACCCTCATGGAAGCAGCGCTTCAAGGACTGGCCCGCTCCCGCGCCTGATCTGCGGGAATCACTCACATGGCCTTCACGGCTGGCGAAGTTAACAACATCGCTGCGTCATCGATCGACTGGTATTTCAAGAAAGGCAGTCTGTTCGAGCAGGCGATCCAGGAGAAGCCTCTCCTCAGTTACATGGAAGGAAAGAAGAAAACCTTCCCTGGCGGCAAAGGAAACATCTCGCTCGGCGTGCGCGGCGAGTACGGCGCGGCCGGCGTCAACGATTCGGTCGTCGGGTACACGCACACAGATTCTGTCGCCTTCTATACCCCGGCGACTAACCAGCGCGCGAACTATCCGTGGCGCGAGCATCACATCGGCCTGACGATGACTCACACGGAATTAAAAGTGGATGGCATCTCGGTGGTCGATACGAACGGCGAGAAGACCTCCGAGCATACGAATCGCGAGATGCATGTGCTTGTCGGACTGCTCGACACAAAACTGTCGGATCTCGCCGAGCGTTACGCGAAGACGATGAACGCCCTGTTCTGGGGCGACGGCGTCGCAGACGCGAAGGCGATCGCTGGTCTTCGTCACATCATCAGCAAGAACCCGTCGACCGGCACCGTCGGCGGCCTCGCGCGCGGCACATATTCGTGGTGGCGCAACCGAGCCCGCACGACATTGTTCGGCGCCGCGGTCTCCGGCACGCCGGCGCTCGCCGCGCATGGCGGCGACAAGATCACCAGCGCGACGGCGAACGGCGGCGCGTTGCTGCAGGCGCTGCAGGTCGAGCAGCGTCAGCTCATCCGCTACGGCGGAAAGCCGACGAAAGCCTTCTGCGGCAGCGACTTCCTTGGCGCGATGGAAACCGAGATGCGCGCCAACGGACAATATACGCAGACCGGGTTCACCGGCGCGCGCGATGTGTCGATGGGCGCATTGTCGTGGGCCGGAACGACGTTCGAATATGATCCGACCTTGGATGATCTGTCAGAAAGCAAGTTCTGTTATTGGTTCGATCCGAAGGCCATCTTCTTGATGAGCATGGAGGACGAATGGTTGCATCACCATTCGCCCGCGCGCCCTGCCACGCAGTTCGTCTTGTACCGGAGCATCACTGCTACGGGGCAAATCTGCGCTTCGCAGATGAACTCGTCGATTGTTCTCGAAATAGCCTGAACATTACAGGGCGCGCCATCCGGCGCGCCTTTTCACTGAGGGAGAGAATGTATGGATCTCGTAACTTGCAAGATCGCGCTCGCGTCGGACTTCGACCAGGTCGTCATTCGCCACAACATGCCGTGGCCCGAGATCGCGATCATCCAGAAGATCCACGGCGAAGAGTCGGTGCATGATGTCGAGAAGACCGGCGAAATCGACGGCGTCGAGCCTTACGACGTGAAGCGCGAACTGTCGCTGCGCTACGATCCGGACGTCGTCGCATCGGTTTATCCCGGCCGCGATCCGAACATGCGGATGGAAGCTCCCGCTCCGAAGGTTCTCACTCGCGCCGCGCCGAAAACCGCGCCGTCGCGCGGTGCGAGCGCCTGATGCCGATCGGCGTCACGCTGTCCGAGCTGCGGCGCGAACTGCGCGCCGAGATCGGCCATTCGCTGTCGATCGCGCAGGGCGTGAACTACCAGGATTCGCTCGACGCGGCGCTGCGGCGGACGCAGCAGGAACTGTGGTCGAACTACACCTGGGACCACCTGGTCTTCACGTCGCCGCAGGTTCTGCCGATGTCGCAGCGCTTCTACACGCTGCCGACCGAGCTCGACCAGGTCCAGGTCGTCGAAGTCAGCGACATGGACAACGGCTTCAGGCCGCTGGTCAACGGCGTCGGTCCGCCGCAATACGCCGAGATCAACTCGATCACGGGCGCGACGTCCTGGCCGGTGAAGCGCTGGGCCATGTCGCCTTTGCTGACGGCCGGCGTCGCGACGCCGACGACCAGCCGTATCGAGGTGTGGCCGATCCCGTCGCGCGCCGCGAACCTGCTGTTCTCGTCGCAGGCGCAGTTGCCGCCGCTGATCCTCGACACCGACCGCTGCGCCCTCGACTCGTACGCGGTCACGCTGTTCGCGGCTGCGCTCATCCTGTCCAGGCAGGAGAATGAAGACGCAGCTCCGACGCAGGCCCGCGCGCAGGAATATGTTCGACGCCTCCGCGCGGGCGGCGGCGCGCGCAAGAAGCCGATCCGGACCCTTGCGAACGCCAGCTCGATGTACAGCCAGGCGCCGATGCGGCCCGGCATCGACTACATCGCGTGAGCCGCGGCGGTGCAAAGCTACGAAATCAAAAATTTTAATAGCGGCTGGGACACCCGCCGCGACACGACAAACGCGCCGGCCGGCACGTTGCGCAAGCTGCGCAACGCCGTGATCACGGCCGGCGGCGAGATCGCGAAGGTGCAGCCGTTCGAACTGTTCGCGACGGCGCCAACGACGTCGGTCGGATTGCTTGGCGACCAGCAGTATATCTATACGGTCGCGAAGACTGGCGACGCGGCCGCGGCGGCGCCCGGCCCGACAACGCTCGGCGTCCTGAATGTGGCGTGTCCGGTATCGCTGCAGGAACTCTTCGACTACGACCGCTGGGCCGGACAATTTTACGTCGTTGTCTACGGCGTTGACGGCATCACGCGCCACTATCTCAACGGCGTCGACGTTCCGGTCAGCGACGATTCGTACAACGTCAAGCTGCATCGCAGGAAGATGTACCGGCTCGGCGGCGACGGCGTCGTGCGCTTCTCGGTGTCGGGCGACCCGGCGACGTTGGCCGACGCCGGGTCGCTGGTCGGGTCCGGCTCGTTCGCGCCGCCGGAATATGATTCCGAGATGACGAACCCCGGCGGCATCGAGGTCTATTATTCCGACATCGCGATATTCTCGGCCTACGCCGCGCAGATCTGGGCGATCAACGCGGATCCGGCGCAGAACCAGTACAAACAGACCCTCAGGCAGGCGGGCACGATCGCCTGGCGCTCGGTGAAGCAGTACGGATCCGGCGACGTCCTGTATCTCGCGGCGGATGGCATCCGGTCGCTGCGCGCCCGCGACGAAAGCCTTGCGGCGTCGGTCAGCGACATTGGCTCGCCGCTCGATCCGGTGATCTCGGATCTGCGGCGCGAGAAGGGCATCTGGAGTTACCTGCGTCTCGCGATCAGCCTGCTGGAGCCTTATTCGGGCCGGTTCTGGCTCGTCCTGCCGGATCGGATTTTCGTTCTGTCGGCTTTCCCGACGCCGCACATCACGGCCTGGTCGGAGATCGCGCCGCCGTTCGTCACCGGCGGCGTGACGATCACCGGCGCGGCCGTCGGCGGCGACAAGATCTTCCTGCGCGATTCGACGCACAAGGTCTGGGCCTACGGCGATCATTCGGGTCCGGCCGTCATGTCGTTCGCCGAGCGGCCGCCGGCCGCCGAGACCCGCGGACCCGACCCCCGCGTGGTTTATTCGGGCGCCCTGGTGGATATCGAGTTCCCTTTTCTGTCGATGGAAAAGCCGTCGCAGTTCAAGACGTTTCAGTCGCTCGACGTGTCGTGCGAGGGCGACTGGGACATTTACGCGGCCTTCGATCCGGCCAACCCGACGGCGGAAGAGCTGATCGGGCGCTGCGCCGGGACGACGTTTCCGGCCCGGCGCTTCGCGCTCGCCGGCTATAGCACGCACTGCTCGATCCGCATGCGCCACCAGAACGGCGCGCAGAAGGCGACGATCTCCAGTTTCATGTTCCACTACGATCCGTCGGAGAAGGATTGATGTCTGATCCGTTCTCGCTTCCGCTAATGCGATACCGATCAGACGATCCGGCGCTGCCTGCGTTCGCCCGGCAGCCGCAGCCGACGCAGTATCCGTCGATGTCGGGTCTGTCGGACCAGTGGTTCGGCAACGCTGCGGTGCAGCCGCGCAATCAGCTCGACGTGGACGGCCGGGAGCGCGCGTACGGCGTTCTCGCCGGCGACAGCCCGTACAACAGTCCGCGCGCAGAGACGGCGCGCAAGATTACCGGACATGGCGGCGAGATGAGCCTCGCCGATATGTTCGCGCCGACTGCTGTTGGCTGGGGTCTGGAAGATGCCGTTAAGAACCGCAGTGTAGTGCAGGGACTTGCCGCTGGTTTATCCGCACCGGTTCCACTGACGAAACTTGCGATGTTTGCTGGACCCCTAGCGAGAACTGCTGATCTCGCCGCCCTGCGGGCGGCGCAGGAAATGGCCGCGAAGGGCGCGAAGGCCGGATCGATCTGGGACAAGACCGGCTGGTTCAAGGCCGTCGACGGCAAATGGAAGTTTGAAATCCCCGACCAGCCGGCTGCGTATACGCGAAGAGGCTTGTACGAAGACCTTCAACTCGGGGATGTCCTCGATCACCCTAAACTCTATGAGGCTTACCCGGATCTACGTCATGAAACCCTGACATTGAAAAAGGAGCTTCCGTCAGGCGCGCATGGCGATTTTACGCCCGGCGCGGGCATAACCCTGCGAACGGGTCATTCGCTTGCTGGCGAGCGGGGGACTCTTCTGCATGAGATCCAGCATGCAGTTCAGGAGATGGAAGATTTCGCGCGTGGCGGCAACGCGCAGACGTTTGCAGATCCTTTGTCGCCGCTGTTTCGACATCGCAGGCCAACCGAAAGTCCTGGCGCTGCAACGGCGCGACTCGCGGGCGAAGTCGAGGCGCGCAACGTCGTTGACCGCTCGACCATGTCGCCGGAAGCGATCAGGCCTGGTGGAACTGGATATACGCGGTTCCCGTGGGCGACGGAAGATATTCCGCCCCGAAATCAGATCGTCGATTTCGCCCGCGGCAGAGGAGTCGAACGCTGATGCGCCGCATCGAGCCGCTGACGCACTTCGCCGACCTTTGCCATGTGCTGGCGAACCTGCGCGAGGCCGACCTGCGCGAGCTCGAGGCGACCAGCGCGACCGGCGACCCGATGCAGGTCGGCGAGCAGATCGTCAACGGCCACCCTTTCGCGCATGTGATCTACGCCGACGGCGGCGAGCCGGTCTGCGTCGGAGGAATACTTCCGGGATGGCCGGGCATCGGTCTGTTGTTCGCCTTCGCGACCGACCGCTGGCCGGAAGTGGCGCTGACGGCCTTCAAGTTCACCAGGCGCTTTTTACTGCCCGCGGCGATGGCGCACGGCGTCCACCGCATCGAGTGCCGCGTCGCGGCCGACAACACGCCAGCCGTGCAATGGATCGAGTCGCTCGGCGGGCGCCGCGAGGCCGTCATGCCGGGTTTTGGCCGCAACCGTGAGCCGTTCCTGCTCTACTCGTGGATCTCCGACAATGTTCGACCCGCAGCAGCTCTCGCTCTCGTTCCCGTCCGACGCCCCCGCGGCGGCGGCGATCCAAAGCTCGATTCGCGACGAATCATCGGCGCGCTGTTCCATTAAGGGGGTCGAATTGCGCATGGCGACGACGGACGACACGCTGCAGATCGTCGATATCTTCGGCGCGTACCTGCGCGAGTCGGCGTGGTCGCGCTACCTGACGTTCGACCGCACGCGCTGCTGGCGCGCCACATGGGCCGCGCTGCAGAACGGCGGCGTGCCGATGATCGTCGCGACGAAGCACGGCGAGATCGTCGGTCTGCTCTCGTGGTCGACCGACCACCTGTTCACGACGCGGCCGATCGCCAACCTGCACGAGGTCTGGGCGCATCCGGCCTACCGCCGCACGCGCCTCGGCCGTCTCATGTTCACCGCGTTTCTGCACATCCTGCGCAACGAGGGCGTCGCGGCCGTTCATGCGACGATCGCGTCGGGACTGCCCGGATCGCGGACGTTGAAGAACCTCATGCGCAAGTTCGGCTTCGAAGACGCCGGCTACGCCATGCGCGCCGTTCTGTAGGGAGGACCCCATGTCTTTCGGAGCCAAGGACAAGTCGAACCAGCAGATGGTCGACCTGCAGCGCGAGCAGGCCGACGAAGCCCGCATTAAGGAGCAGGAAACGAAAGGCCGCGTGCAGCAGAAGTCGGACATGCTGACGCAGCTCTTCGAAGGCGCGCCGGTCATGGGCCAGCGCCAGGCGCAGCGCACGCGCCAGGTCGCAGCGCCGGGGGCCGCGCCAGTTGCTGCTCCGGGCGGCTATGTCACCAGGTATTCAGGCGACCAGGACTGGCAGGAATGGAATCCGAACGCTGGCGGACAGATGACCGCCGCGGCGCCGATGATTAATGAAAACTACTGGGACACCGAGCAGTACGACACCGGGCAGCGCAGCGGCGGCTTCGGCGACGACTTTTTCACCAATTACCGCAACAGCATTTTCAACAACCTCAATCCGCAGATCAACGAACAGTCGGAAGACGCGAAGCGTAATCTGCTGTTCTCGCTCGACAACGCCGGCCTGATGGGCTCGACCGAAGTCGATCGCGGCCTCGCCAAGTGGCAGAAGCAGAAGGACACGGCGCTGGCCGACGCCGGATCAAAGGCCGACCAGGCCGCAGGCGATCTCCGGAACCGCGTCAACAAGGAGCGCGAGAACCTGCTGGCGCAGATCTTCGCGACCGAAGGATCCGACAACATCACCGGCATCGCCAGCAACGCCGCGGCGGCGCTGCGCAATGCGCCGGCGCCGATCACCAGCGCCAATGTCGGGTTCGATCTTGGCACCTACGGACAGGCCGGCTACGCCGGCGGCTACCAGACCGGCGCCAACAGGTTCAACGCCCAGCGCGGCCTGCAGCCGGCGTCGCCGACGCAATCGTCCGGCAAGGGAACTACCTGGAGCTAACGGCCATGTGCAGCCCTATCGCCCTCGTCATTGGTCTCGGCGTCGCCAGCGCCGGCCTCAACTACATGGCCGCGTCGAGCGTCAACAGGCAGAACACCGGCGCGGCGGCGGCGTGGGCCAACAACCAGCGCCAGAAGCGCGCCGCCGAGAACGTGCGCCAGGACCTGATGCGCGAGCAGGCCGAAGGCGCGCGCCAGGAGACGCTGCAGGCGATGGATCCGCGCAACCAGATGGCGGCGCGCGAGGCCGAACAGGGACGCCTGTCGCAACAGCTCGAAAGCGACGCCGGCCTGCCGGGCGCCGGCCAGACGCTGACGACCGGCAACGTCGTCGATTCCGATCTCGGCAAGGACCTGCGCTACTCGTCGGAGGCGACGAAGGCCGACCGCGCCGCGTCGATCAACAGCGCGACGGCGGAATCGCGCAAGCGAATAGCTGCTCTTGCAGCGGTGCAAAGCTACGGCGGCTCGCAGTTCGGCCTCGGCAACCGCAACGAGCGCCTGATCAACAAGTCGGGCGGCGCGATCGACATGCAGAACATGTTCCGGAAGGGCTCGCAGGCTGCCTACCAGACCGAAGCGGCCGTTTCGCCGGAGAAGTATCAGATCTCGCCGTGGGTCGGACTGGCGTCCGGCATCGCCAACACCATCGCGGGCGGCGTCGGCGGCGAGTTTGGTCGAACCGCCGGCTACGGCGCGGCGCAAAACTACGCCGCAAGCATGCCGGCGACGCCGACGTGGCAGCGCCCGGCGAACTGGACGATCTGAGAGGAGCACCCGATGGCCGGCATCTTCATGTCGAACGACGGCACGATGGGTCAGCTCATCGGCGCCGCCCTGACCGGATCCGACCCGTACGCCGGCAACCTCGCGCAGGGCTGGGCGCAGACCGAGAACGCCCGCATCGCGCAGGAACGTCTCAAGATGGACATGGACGTCAAGCGCCGCGAGATCGAGCAGGCGCAGCGCGAGCAGGAAGCCTTCCGGCAGCGCGCCGGGATGGAGACGGCCGGCGCCATCGGCCAGTTCAACCGCAGCATGATGCCGCTGGCGCCGACTGTGGCGCCGTTGACGTCCTTTATGCCGCAAGGCGGCGACCCTGGGTCGGTGCAGCCGCTGGCGACGCAGACCGTGCCGGGTGGACAGCAACGGCCAACCGGACTCGGATCTGTCGAAGCGCGCGCGCCGACGCCGCTCACGCCGGAACTGGAACGGGAACTGGCGCAGACGATCGACGTGTATACGCGCAGCGCGAAATCGGGCGACGAGCTCCTGAAACTGACGGCGCAGGCGAAGCGCGCCTTCGCGATGAAGCACGGCCTGCCGCTCGGCGCGGACGCGCAGATGGACATTCACACCGGCATTTTCGGAACGTCGGGCTACACGCCGGGCAACCAGCCGACCGAACCGCTACGCCGGCAATTCTACGACGAGAAGTCCGCCGCCGAATTGCGCGGCAAGCCGTTCGAATGGAAGCCGGGCGCGTCATACAGCAATCCGCCGGTCGTGCAGCAGACGCTTGGCGTGCCGGGCCAGATGACCGTCCCGACAGCAGCGCCGGACGCCAAGGCGCATATCGACCTGGCGAAGGAAGTGCGCAACGGCGACGCCTTCAAGCGCCTCGGCAATATCTCCGGCTCGATCATGTCAGCCGAAAGCCTGCTGGCGAAAGCCAGGCAGACGGGAGCGTGGCTGCCGACCAACGACCAGGAACTGGTCACCGCAGTCGCCAAGATCGCCGACCCGAATACCGGCGTGAAGGAAGGCGAGGTCGATCGCTGGGGCGGCCAGGGCTATCTCGGCAACATCATGGCCAAGGTTCGCTACGCTTTCGGCGGCGGCAAGCTCGACGACAAGACGCGCCAGGAACTGGCGCAGTTCATCGCCCGCGCCCGCGAGAATTACGGAACCCTGGCCGAACGCGAGATGGGCGACTGGAAACGACTCGCCGCGGCCAACGGTTACGACTGGAAGCGCATCGAAGCTTCGATGCCGCTGGGCGAAGCCCCCGCCGCTGCGGCAGCGCCGGCCGCCGGCGGCGCAGCCGCGCCCGCAGCCGATCCGTCGCGGCCGGTCTTTACGATCCCCGGCGGCGGCGGCGGCGGGCCGGCGCAGTCGTCCGCAACAGCGGCTGCGCCGGTTAACCTGCCGCCGGCGCCGGCGAGCGGTCCCGGCTCGGAGGCGCAGCCGATCACCGGCATCGGCGGCCCGCGCGACGCCATCCAGAAGGTGCCGCCGGGAGCCTGGTTTGTCGACGGGCCGACGGGTCGGCTGTTACGGATGAAGGGAACGCCCTGATGGCAGGACCAGACCCATACGCCGGCATTGCCGATTCGGCCGAGCCGGGAACCGACCCTTACGCCGGCATCGCCATCGTCGCAGCGCCGCAGCGCCAGATCCAGATGGATTTCAACAAGCCCCGCGACGCGATTATCCAGGACATCAACCGCGCCCCGCCGGAATTGCGCGAGCAGATCCGCAAGGCGTATGGCGACTTCGTCGGCAAGCAGAACCAGCCCGGCGGCGTCACCCAGGACGTGCTCAATTTTGGCCGCGCCGCGATCGGCAGCGGCACGTTCGGGTTCAGCGACGAGATCGCCGCCGGTCTCAAGACCGGCTTCGGCTACGCCGGCGACTACGACACCGAGCTGGCGGCGCAGCGCGGCTACAACCGCCAGGCGGAAGCGGCGAGCCCGTGGGCCTCGACGGCCGGCTCGGTCGTCGGCGCCGTCGCGCCGGCCTTCATTCCGGGCGTCGGCCTGGCGTCGACCATCGCGCGCGGAGGCGCATCAGCGGCCGGAACTGCGACGAGCCTCGGTCGCGCGGCTCTCGTCGGCGCTGGTCAGGGAGCTCTGACCGGCGTCGGCGAGGGTGAAACGGCGGGCGAACGCCTCACCGGCGGCGCGATCGGCGGTGTGGTGGGCGGCGTCGGCGGCGCCGCCTTGCAACGCGCATCGAACGTCTTCCTGGCTCCCAGGGGCGCGAGCGCTGTTGATCCGGTGATGGACGCCAACCTGCAGCGCATTGGCGTCAATCCCGACACCATCTCGCACTTCGTCCGCTCGGAGGACCCCGGCGTCCGCACGTTTGGGACGCGGTTTGCGCAGCGCGGCATCGACGCCGCAACGCCGGTGCGCGAGGCGTTCGCGCGCGACATCCAGTCCGTCGGCCTGGCCGGCGCGCAGCATGTCGGCGGCGATCTCCAGGCCGCGATCCAACGCGGCGGCCAGGCGATCCGATCCGCAGCCGATACGGCCAGCGACCAGATGACGGCGCAGATGCTCGCCAACCGCGGCGCGGTCACACAGACGATCGGCGCGGCGACGCCGACGGCGATGACCAACACCGCGAACACCGTCAACGCGATACTTGTCGATAACGCGCAGTTGGGTGGCGCCGCGCTCGGCCCGCGGGTGCAGCAAGTCATCAACGCGATTCAGGACGGCGATCTAACCTTCGACACGGCGGCGCGGTTGCGCACCGAGATCGGCCGGCTGCACAAACTGTCGAACCGCTCGACCGTCGCGGAGGACCTTGCCCAAGCGCCCTATCTCGAAAGGATCTATGGCGCGCTTTCCGACGACCTGGCGGCGACAGCCCGCGGGACAGGCCAAGGTAACGCCTGGAACCAGTACAACACCGCGAACCGGGCGCTCGGCGACGAACGTAGAGCCCTACGCAAAGCGTTCGGGCCGGGCGCAGGCGACGACGAGGCGCTGGTCAACAAGCTCAGAAGCTGGACCTCGACCAGCGGCGCGCGCTCTGGCAACGCCAACGCCTTCACGCAGGCGTTCGACCGCGCCAACAACCCGCAGGGCGCGCGCGACGTCGCCCAGGCGCTCTATGCGTCGATGCTGAACAAGACGGCCAACAACTATCCCGGCGGCAGCCCGCAGAAGGCGTTCACGCAGCTCAGCGGCCAGACCCGGCAGGGTCAGGACCTGATGCGGCGGCTGAGCCCTGATACCGCCGACGTGGTCGAGGCGCACCGCATGGTGGCGCAGCGTCTCTCCGAGATGATCACGGCGCGAAATCACTCAAACACCGCGGCGGCGCTGGAGATGGCCGGCATGGCGACCACCGGCGGCGCGTTGCCGGCGATCGGCGCGTGGGCGACCGGCCAGCACGACCCGGTGACGATGGGTCTCCTGACGTCGGGCGGCGCCGCAGCCGGCGCGCTGTTCTCGCGCGGCCGCCAGGGTCAGGTGGCGCAACACCTCTTGCGCGGCGGCGCTTACCGGCCGCCGCTCCTCCCGGCGACGATCGGCCGGTCGCTGCAGGGTCTCGGCAGCGGCAGCGGCCGCATCGCCGCGCAACTCTATGGAGCTCAGTGATGCCTTTCAAAGAGGGACTGCGCGACCTGGTCATTCGCACCATCATCGGCGAAGCCGCCGGCGAAGGCCCGGAAGGCTGGCGGGCCGTCGCGCACGTCATCCGCAACCGTTACGAGAAGGGCGGCTACGGCAACGGCCTGGTGCAGATCCTGCGGCCGGACCAGTTCAACGCCAACGCGAACCCGATGAAGCTCGATCCGTCGGACCCGACGTACCAGCGCGTCGGCGTCCTCGTCGACAACGTCTTCGACGGCGATTCGGTGGATCCGACCGGCGGCGCGACGCACTACTACAACCCCGCGACTTCGAACCCGAAGTGGGGTCCGGGCATGGCCGACCGCAAGCAGATCGGCAACCACACGTTCGGCAAGGCCGACATCAAGCTCGGCGAGCACGGGCTCGACCCGCGCACGCAGAACGCGCTGGAGTGGATCCAGGCGCGCGCGAAGGAAGAGGGGATCCCGCTGCGCGTTACGTCGACCCGGCGCTCGGAAGATGAAAACCGCCGCGTGGGGGGCGACCGCAATTCGCAGCATCTGATCGGGCGCGGCTTCGATCTCGGCTACCGCGACCTGACGCCGGCGCAGCAGGCGCGCGTCGAGGAAATCGCCCTGCGTGCGCCGGGCGTCAACGGCCTCAAGGGGGAGGGCGATCATCTGCACGTCGACACCCGCGAGGGCTACCGCTACGTCGGCGGCAACTTTCAGCCGTCGGTGCAGGCGAGCCTCGCGGCGTTCAGGCAGGGCTACCCGCTGGAACCGATCCAGACAGCCGCCGCCGCGCCAGCGGCTGCATCGGTCGAGCCGCTCGGCATCACGGCCGCCGGCCTGCCGATCCCGAAGGGCGCTTCGGGCGACGTCTCGGGCGGCGCGCAGGGATCGGCCGCGGCGGCGCCGGGCGTCAATCCGGTCACGCTCGCCAACGCGACGCCCGCAGCCGGCTCTGTAACGACAACGGCCGACATTCCGGCGACAGGGTCGGCGCCGGCCGCTTCGACGCCATCGATCATGACGCTGCCGCCGCCGCCGCCAGAGTTGACCGCGGCGCCAGCGCCTACGCCAGAACCTGCGCCGGCGACATTGCCGGACGTTACCGTGCCGGCGCCGCCGCCGGTCGAGCCCTATCAGACCCGCCGCGGGCGGGCGTACCGGCCGCCGCAGGAATCGATGTTCGCGCCGCCGGCTGCGCCGCCGGCGGATCTGTCCAGGCCCTGGAGCGGCCGTATCCTGCCGACGCAGCCGGCGCCGGCGTACGCCGACGACACCGCGCCAAAGTCGCTGCCGCTCGCGCCGCCCGCGGCGCAGGGTCTCGACCCGCAGGGCTCCCGGCCGATGCCGAATATCCCGAAGCCCCCGCCGCTCGATCCGCTCGACCGGCCGTCGCTACCGAAGCCGCCGCCAGCGGACCCGTTCGATCGGCCGGGCGACCCGCTCGGCGCGCTGCCCAGCCGGGCGGACTTGCCGCTGGCGCCAAAACTCGCGCCGCTCGACCTGCCGCTGGAGCGCCCCGACACGCTCGCGCCGCCGTCCGCATCGGTTCCGCTGACGAAGCCAACCGAGCTGATGCCGCTGGCGCCGCAGGCGCTCACGCGGCGGTCCGAGCCGGCCGTGACAGGGTCGACGGGCGGCGGACAAGGGAGCCCCCCGCCGTCGCCGCCCGCCAGGCCGCCGGAGTTCGGCGGCCCGCCAGTCGGTGGTCCGGCTCTCGGCCTCGCGGGCGGGCCGGACGCCGACTGGCAGACCATGATGGGGATCGCGCGCGGCGGGCCGGGCGCGATGCCGCCGCCGCCGCCGTACCTGTCGGCGCAGGCGCCGCAGAACCCCTTCGGGTTGCTGTTTCAGCGACTGTTCGGGATGGGTTAGTAAACTGGAGGCTCCAGTTTACTAAACCGCTGCTAAGGTCGCGCGCCCGCTAAATTTTGGCATCGTTTTGTCGCGTTTCGTCGCGATACGCAGACCTGTGAAGGGCGATTTCCGCAACGATTTCAGGAAAGCGACAAGACGGCGGGGCGTTAAACAATAAGCTGCTTCTCCCTTCACACGGGAGGGGTCACAGGTTCAATCCCTGTCGCGCCCACCAAGTCTTTTCAGTGTGTTATTGCGGAGTATCTCCCGAATCACTTCGGGTCTCCTTTGCTAAAGTTTAGCAAGTCTGTTCGGGGCGCGTTCCCCGGAATCCACCGATTCGATCCGGCTGGCGTTGACCGCGTTCCGCAGATGTTCCGGCGCGAACGGGAGGTAACGCGACATGACGATACTCAGGCTGTCGCCGAGAACGGCGGCGATCTCGTGCATCGGGACGCCAGCGCGGGCCATGCGGATCGCGGCGGAACGGCGCAGGTCGTGCGGCGTGACCTCGGACCACTCGGACGCGGCGAAGAAGCCTTCCAGCGTCGCGCGAAGCGATCCGGCGCGGGTCTGGCCCGGCCAGAACACGAGCCCCTTCTGCGGGCGCCCCTGCGCGATCCAGGCCGCCTCCAGCACGGGGCGCAATCTGTTGGCGATCGGCGAGCGCACGCGGCGCTTGGCCGTGACGCGGCCGTCCGAGCGAAAGTCGATCACATCGGCGCGCCAGTCGACGCGCGACCAGTCCAGTTCCTCGATCGAGCGGCGCCGGGCGGCGGTCCAGATGGCGAGGGCGCAAAAGAGTCCGACGCGGGGCGAGTAAGCTTCCGCCGCCGCCAGGAAGCGCGGCTGATCAGAGTCGTCGATGTAGACTTCGCGAACCGGGGAGGGCGGCGGGAGCGCGATCTCCGGCCACTCGCGGCCGACGAGCATGCGCGCCCGTTTGCACCAGTTGAGCGCCGCGGTCAGCGCGCCCAGCTCGCGGCGCAGCGTCCCGTCGGCGCGCCCGCGGGCGACGCGGTACTCGACGATCGTGGGAGGAGTCAGGTCTTCCGGCTGTAGCTCGCCGAGCAGCTCCCGGATCGGCTTCAGCGACCAGCGCGTCGCGTCGCGGATGTCCTGGTGTTCCACGTGAAGGGCGACGTAGGCGTCGATGAGCTCGGCGACCGTCGTGCCGCGGGCGGCGACCTGGTCCCGAAGCGTCAGTTCCGCCTGATCGTCGAGGAAGAGGCGCCTGAAGCGTTCAGCCTCCGTGCGGTCGCGCGTGCGCGTAGAGACAGGATTTCTGCGCTTGCCGGGCGACTTGTGGTCGAAGACCCAGTATCCGTGTGCGTTCTGTCGCATCGCTCGTGGCTCTCGATGTATTTCTGCAGGACGTTCATTCGGATCTTCGGCGGGCGGCCGGGCAGGTAGGCCAGCTTCCCGCTGCGGCGCAGGCGCGCCACGGTCGCTTCGCTGCAGCGCAGGATCTGAGCGACTTCGGCCTGCGTCAGGAGTCTCATCCGGCCTTCTGCTCGTGCTTCGCGATCAGGGCGATGATCTCGGCCGCCAGCGACGTCGGCAGGATGACGCGAAGCTCGAGCAGCGACTGGCCGATGGCGCCGGGGACGGCCGTCAGGTTCACCGTCGCGCCCTGGCTGCCGGTCAGCGGCGACTGGTTGCGCTCCGGAATCAAATCGTCGGGCGCAACGTCGAGCGCCCTGGAGATGGCGAGCAGGTTCTTCGTGTCGGGGATGGAGTGGCCGCGCAGGTACTTGCCGACCCGGTCGCGGTTGCGCGCTACGGTGTAACCCCTGTCGTTGGTGACGTCGCCCCAGATGCTGCGCGCCAGGTCGGACGCGGAGAGACCCTTTTTGTTCATGATGTCGCGAAGGCGGGCGGCGAACTCGCGATTGACTGGCGATTGGAAAGCGTCGGCTGGAACGGACTGGAAAGTAGCTGCGCTGGTTTTTGGCTTGTCTGTCATCTTGTTGGTATCCGGTTGAGTCGCTGGAGTAGCTAACTACTGGTTAGATACAAACCGACCGTTACTCCCCTTGCAAGGGAGCGTCAAGATGTTGTATCGACAACCCATGGAGACCAAACGATACAAACCGCCGCGCTGGCGCCACGCCAGCCTTATCAGGATGTTGGGCGCGCCGGAGAGCGCCCGCAGGATCATCATGCGGGCGGGCTACGAAGCGCCTACTCCGGCCGGCGTGACAATGTGGCGCAGGCGCCAGACCATCGGCGCAGACTGGGTTCCGACGGTCGTCCTGGCGTTGATCGCCGACGGGAAGCTCGATTCCTTCGAATCGGCCCTGCGAATGCCGCTCAAATGACGGACGAATGGCGTCCGATCGACACGGTTCCGGAAGATGGATCAGAATTTTTAGCCTACGATCCAGTCGCCCAGAAGTTCGACGTCTGCGCATGGTCGTTACATTGGAAACGTGTGCATCAGACGCAAAGGGACAGTGAACTCGATCCATTCGAAGACGATTTCAGACCTGAACGCGCTACGCATTGGCGCCCGTTGCGCGCGCCATGATCGTCGGGATCGACCCCGGCGCGTCAGGCGCCATCGCCGGCCTGCCGGAAGATGGACGGAAGCCGGTCGCCTACGACATGCCTGTATTCAGCAACGAAGTTGATGCGGCTACCGTAGCGCACCTTCTGCGGCATCTGCCGGCGCAACTGGTGGTTATTGAAGCAGTCCACGCCTTTCCCAAACAGGGCGTTAGTGGCGTTTTCCGATTCGGACAAGCCTACGGGACCGTTCTGGGCGTCTGCGCAGCGTTGTGCCTGCCGGTCAAACGGGTCTCTCCGGCGCGGTGGAAAAAGTTTTTCAATCTTAGTTCCGACAAGGAAAAATCGCGCCGCCTGGCGATCGAAACCTGGCCGGAAGTGGCTGAAAGGCTTGCACGAAAGCGCGACGAGCGACGCGCCGAGGCGATGCTGCTGGCGCTCTGGGGTTTGCGTCAAAAGTAGCGATGGGTCGCCTTTAGGCCGTTGACACAGTCGAAGGGGTAAAGGTAGTCAGGTTGACCTTTAGCCAGTCAGCCCGATGCTCGATCAGACCCGCCAGATCCTCGCCAAAGCCCGACGCGACCTGTTCCACAACCAGCGGAAGGGCGTTGCGTTCCTGGAGAGGAACCACAAGGCGATCCTCGCGCACGGCATGGGCAGCGGTAAGTCGCTGACCGCGATCGACGCCGCCGACCGTCTCGACCTTCGGAACAACCTCATCGTCTGCCCGGCGATCGGCCGCACGAGCTGGAAGATCCAGTTCGAGACCCACGCGCCGGGCGACGCCTACGCCTTCGTCCACAAGGCCGCCGATCTCGACAGCGACGCGCGCTGGAAGATCGTCTCGTACGACGGCGCGACGAAGCTCGCCGCGGAGATCGCAAAGCGCAGTTTCGACCTGCTGATCCTCGACGAGGCGCAGGCGTGCAAGAACCCGCTGGCGAAGCGCACCATCGCCATCTACGGGCGCCGCTGCGACGGCAAGGCGCCGGCCATCATCTCATGCGCGCGCAAGATCTGGCTGCTGACCGGGTCGCTCTGCCCGAACGCGCATCACGAAGCGTGGCCGCACATCTACGCCTTGCGGCCCGACCTGCTGCCGCGCGTCGCGACGGGCCAGCCGATCGGACTGGCGCATTTCATCAGCCAGTTCTGCCTCGTGAAGAAGATCCAGATTGCGAGCGGGCGCACCGTCGAGACCGTCGTCGGATCGAAGAACGCCGAGGACTTCGACGCTATGATCCGCCCCTTCTGCCAGCGCATCCCGTCGGATGAACTGGCGAAGTCGCTGCCCGAGCTCGCGGTGCGCGAGACGCCGGTCGAACTGAAGCGCGCCGAGCGCGCCGCGGTCGAGGCGATCGAGATCGAGATCGAGACGCTGGCGCGGGAGATGGGCGTCTCGGCCGCCGAAGCGCTCGCATCGCAGAACGTCGAATCCGCCGGCATCCGGCGCCGTCTCGGCCTGCTGAAGGTCCGCGGCGCGATCGACCACGTCGAGAACATCATCGAGTCGTCGGAGCCCGACGAGAAGGTCGTCTGCTTTTTTCACCACCGCGCCGTCGGCGACATGATGAGCAGCGGCCTCGCGAAGCACGGCGTCGTCCTCGTCGACGGCTCGACGACGCAGGCGCGTCGCGACGATGCGGTCGACCGCTTCCAGAACGATCCTTCTGTGCGCGTCGCGATCCTCCAGATCCAGGCGGCGTCGACGTCGATCACCATGACGGCCGGTCGCTTCGCGGTGATCGTCGAAGCCAGTTTCACGCCCGAGACCAACCGCCAGGCGATCGGCCGGCTGCATCGCGCGGGTCAGAAAAGACCCGTCGTGGCTGAGTTTCTCGTCGTGCCGGATTCGTACGACGAGCGCGTCATGGCGATCGTCGCCGACAAGGCGCGGGGTATGTCAAGGCAATAAGTTCCATCGGGATAACGGAGAAAACAGAATGGCTTACACAGTGTCGATTCCCTTGGCCTATGGCGCGCTGCTGACGGTGACTGCCGACTCACGCGGGCGCATGGCGGAGGATCTCAGCACACTCGCAGACAGTTTTGGCGGCGTCGCCGAAACGTTCAAATCGATGGACGGCGCTATGCCGCTCATCGTCGGTCACTTGCGTTTGATGGCACTTAATTTTAGCGGCTCCGTCACAACCGAAAACGAAGTCGATAGGGAAATCGACGCGGACAAGATCGCCGAAGCGGTCCTGCGCGAAACGATCGTCGTCGAAGAGCCGAAGCCGGCGAAGAAGCCGAAGAAGGCCGCGGCCGAGCCGAAGCCGCCGAAGATGAACGGGGCGAAGAAGGTCGACGCCCCAGTTTCTTTGCCGGCGGTCGACGTCGCGCAGCTCCGCGCCCAGGCGGTCGTCTGGATGGACGACGTCTACCGCGCCGGCGACGAGAAGGACGACGATTCGGGCATCGACCGCGTCGTCGAACTGCTCGCGTCGTTCGGCGCCAAGTCGAGCAAGGACATCCCGGACGACCAGTTCGCCGACTTCGCCGCGTCGGTCGAATCGATCCACGCCGAGCATGTCGGCTCGTGAGCGCGCACGCGATCCTGTCCGCATCGTCGATGCATCGCTGGAAGCGCTGCCCGGCGTCGGCGATGGCGTCGCACCTGGCCGGTCCGGTCGACGCCGGGCCGTTCGCTGCGATGGGTTCGGTGCTTCATAAGATCGCCGAGAGTCTCATGCGCGGCGGTAGCGACGACTGGCTCACCGCATCGTTCGGCGCGGCGCTCGGTGGTGGTGAGTTCGAGCATGAGGGGCACACGGTAAAAGTCGGTCCAGAAGAAATGGAGCTCGTCATGACTGCGGTGAGAACGCCGCAGATGCTGCAGCGGCGCCGCTACGAGCTCGAATACGAAGTGAAGGTGGCGCCGCCGGTCGATACGCCTGCGTCGCTCGACGGCATGCGTCCCTGGGGAACCGCCGACGTCATCGGCTGGCGTCCGGCGACGCAGTCGCTCGCTGTGGTCGACTACAAGTTCGGTAACGAGCGTGTCGAGATCGGCGACCAGCCGCGCTTCTACGGCGTCGGCGCCGTCGATCGCCTGCGCCGGCAGGGCGAAGAGCCGAAACACGTCTCGCTGTTCATCGTGCAGCCGAAGCACGAAGACTGCGTCCGCCGGCTCGATCTCACGGTCGACGAACTCGACGCATGGGCGCGCGACGAGCTGCAGCCCGCGGTCGACGCCTGCTGCGCGCCTGATCCGGCTTACAACGCCGATCCGGCCTGGTGCCGGCGCTGCCCGGCGCGGCATCGCTGCCCGGAGATCGCGAGGATCGGCCGCGAGATGATGGCGCCGGGCGTCGTCGCGCCGGCGCTCGCGCTGTCGATGACGAACGATGAAATCGTCAGCTTGCTGCACCGCGCCGAGATCGCCGACATCATGATCGCGTCGCTGCGCGCCGAAGCCGAGCGGCGTCTCGCCGCGGGTGATTGCCTGCCGGGCTGGCGTCTCGTCGACAGGCGCCCGGTGCGCAAGTGGATCAAGCCAGAAGCGGAGATCGTCGGGTCGCTGCTCGAGCGCGGGTTCCGCGAAGACGAGTTCATGCCGCGCGCGCTGCTGACGCCGCCGGCGCTCGAGAAGCGATCGCGCAAGGCGTTCCGCGCCGTCGAAGGGTTCGTGCAGCCGGTGTCGAGCGGCAAGAAACTCGGCAGAGCCGAAGACCTTTTAGCCATCATCGAGGAGAACGATCAATGAGCAATCAGCTAATGACGCCGGCCGGCCGCCTGATCTGGGCGAACCTGGACGAACCGAAATTCAAGAAGAATTTCACCAATCCATCCGCGCCGCCGCCGGCGAACGAGAAGCCGAAGTATCGCCTGTCGATGATCTTCGACCAGCAGGCGCAGAAGGATCCCCTCTTCGCCGCGATGGACACGGCGATGGTCAACGAGGCCGCCGCCGCCTTCGGGCGCCGCGCCGAGCCGAACTGGCCGCTGAAGCCGTTCGACCCGTCGAAGAAGTGGGCCGGGTTCCAGCCGGGCGACGTCTACCTGCAGAACGCATCGTCGCTCGACAAGATTCCGATGTTCGTCTTCAACCCGCAGGGCGAGCGCGAGCTGACCGATCGCCTCGACCTGTTCTATCCCGGCGCAGGCGTCGCGGCGCTGATCTCGTTCGTCGGCTACCATCACGCGGCGTCCGGCAACGACAGCGTGTTGTGCAACGTGCATGCGCTGGTCCTGATGGACCCGAACCTGCCGATGATCTCCGGCGGCGGGCCGAACGTCATCGACGGCGACGCCTTCAACCAGATCGTCAACGTGCCGAAGTATCGCCTGCCGCCGCCGAAACAGGCGGGACAGCCGGCGCACGATCCGGAGACCGGCGAGATCCAGCAGCGCCGCTTCGCGTCGCCGAACGTCGCCGCCATCGAGAGTCGTCGCCGCCTGTCGCCGGGCTGAACGACGGGCGCGCGGTCCGGGGGGTCTCGCGTGGGACCGCGCGCCGTTTCGTACGATGAGAAGGAGCAAACGATGGAAGCCGTCGCGATCGATATGTCCGCATGGAAGCCGGATAAATCCTACGACGAATGCCTGGCGCTCTGCACGCAACTGGGACTGATCGAGATGCTGACGCATGGCGATGATGAATATGCGCGAATGACCCAGACAGGCTGCAACGTATTGCACGCCCTGATGCGTCTGGTCGTGTACGCAGCAAACCCTGAAAATGCGATGAAGCAGACATGACTGAATTTCCGAGCGCCGTGCGCCAGCTCGTCGACATGCTGAACAAGCAATCGGCCTCCGGCCTGATCACGCGCGCGATCATCATCCAGACCCTGCGCGTCGACCAGATGCTGCGCCGGCTCGAAGCCGGCGAAGACCCGCGCAGCGAAGAGATCAGGAGCCTGCGCGGCTACATCGACGCGCTCGAGCGCGAAAAGCACGAACGGGAGAACGGCGCGTGAGAGACCTGACCAGCATCTTCAATCATGAACCCGCCTGGCGCCTGGAGTTCAGGGACTCGGAAGGCTTCCTCGTCGAGACGACGCTGGTCGACGAGATCGAGCGGCGACGGATCCTCGCCGGCGACATCGCGGAAATCATGAAGTGCGCCGGATCGAACGTCGTGTCGATGGACATCGTCTCGCTCAACGAGAACCTGGGTGAAGAGTCATGACCACCGCGGCCGTCAAAGAAACGCGCGTCTATCTCGTCGACGAATTTAACGCGCTGATACGTCGCGTCGAAAGAGCCGAGCACGAACGCGACGCCGCGATAAACCTTTGTGAGGTCTATAAGCATCGCTGCCTGGCCGCCGTGAAACGTAACGACCAGCTCGCGTCGGACCTCGAAGCGCTGCGCCGAAAGCGGCGCGAGAAAGGATCTTCGACATGACCGACGAGATCGACGCGACGGTGAAAATCACGCCGCTCGACAACGAGCCGTCGCTGCAGGACCTGCACGACGTGGCGCGCTCGGTCGCCGGGCGCATCCTCATCGCCGAGGGACGCATGCCGGCGATGCTGTGGCTGCACCATCCGGACAACGGGACGAAAGGCGGGTTCCTGTCGTTCACGCCGATCGCGACGGGAGCGCGGGAGAACAGGTTCGTGACCCGCCTGATGATGCGGGCGCAGCTCCAGGCGCCGTCGCGGATCGACATGTACGGCCTCGTCGCGCCGGCCTGGTTCATCACCACAACGGGATCGAAGCGCAACGTGACGATCGTCTCGGCCGGATCGCGCCAGGGCGGCCTGGTCTCGTCGGCGATCGACCGGAAGGGGCGGCCGACAGTCGTCATGAGCGCCGTCGTAAATCTGTTCGAAGCGATCGAATCGTGACGAGCAACCGGAAGAAGCTGAAACGCTGCCGCCGCGGCCAGCGCGCGATGGCCGGGTTTCTGTCGATGCAGACCAAGCGGATCCGCGATCTCGAAAACCTGGTCGCGAGCGGCGCCGCAGCCAACGTGCGGATGCAACAGACGCTGCGCAGCGTCACGAACGAGATGCTTGAGCTGCAGGCGCGGCTCAACGAGATCGAGACCCCGCCGCTCGCCGAATGAACAGAATCCCCATGACGCCAGGGGTCAGATGGCGTCGCCGGAAGAAGGACAAGTCGCATGTCTGTAAGCGCAGTTCAAACCAAGTCGCCGCGTTTCATCGATCCAAACGCGCCGCTGGCGAAGCAGCAGGAGATTTTCAAGCTGCTGCTCAAGGATCCGCCGGAAAATTCGCGGATTGTCACCATCACGCCGCCGTTCGCGACGTGGGTGCTGGAGACCTACAACAAGTCCGGCAACCGCAAGCACAAGCCGGCGCGCATCCGCCGCTACGCGGAGGCGATGGAGCACAGCGACTGGCTGCTGACCGGCGAGCCGCTGATCTTCGGCCGCAACAAATTGCTCGACGGGCAGAACCGCCTGATGGGCTGCGTCCACTCCAACAAGAGCTTCCGCACCTATGTCGTGTTCGGAATCGATGACGACGTCTTCACCGCGATCAATTCCGGCGTGTCGCGTTCGCCCACCGACACGTTTCTGATCGCAGGCGTCGAGAACCACGGCGTCGTCTCGCGCGCCGTGCGTTGGCTGATGATCTACGCCGGCGGCGACCCGCAGGCCCGTCTCAGCTACTCCAATCAGGAGATGTGGGAATACTACAAGGACAAGGTCGACCACGCGGCGATGAAGCTGGCTGTGTCGCGCACCAAGAAAGCCAACAAGGCGATCCCGCCCGGTCCGCTCGCGGCGCATTTCTACATGTTCGAGAAGAAGCATCCGGCGACAGCGAAAAAGCTGTCGGTCGACTTCGACAAGAACCAGCACGGCGCACGCAAACTGACGACGATGCTGCAGCGCGCGCGCAAGGAGAACCTGGGCCGCCTCAACGATACGTGGATCAACGCGCTGCTGGTGCATACGTGGAACGCCTATCGCGACGGGCGTCAGGTCACGAGCGCCGATCTCAAGCATAACGACGCGCGGGAGTACCCTAAAATTGCCTAGGTTTCCAAAACCGTGGCGTCTGGAGTGGAGTGGCGGTTATCTTCGTGTTTTTGACGCTAATAACCGCCACCTGCTCGTCATCGTCAACGGACATCCTGTGCTGGACTACGGTGTCCAACTGGATGTCAGCGAGATGCGCCAGCAGTTAAGTTCACTTATGGGAGCTGAGCTGACACGACTCAGCAAGAGGCTGGATCAAATATGAAACTCGTTAAATACGATGCTGCCTGTCGCGCCATCGCCGAAGCCAAGCGGGTCGATGACGTCAAGGCGTTCAAGGACAAGGCGACAGCTCTCAAAGCCTACGCTCGTCAGATCAAGAACCCGCAGCTTGAAGCCGATTCATGGGCGATTAGAAAGCGGGCGGAGGACAGGCTAGGCGAGTTGAGCCTGGCGCTGGAGAAGGCGCCTGTCGTCAAAGGGGCGGGCAATCGCCGACTTCCCGTTAATGGGAAGTCGGGAAAGGCGCAGACGCTCAAGGCTGCAGGCATATCAACGTCGGCGGCCAATCGTTACGAGACCTTCCACAGGCTCCCGCAAGCGGAGAAGGAGAAGCGCATCGCGCGCGGGCGCGCCGCCATAGAGGCCGGCAAGTCCATCGCCGATACGATCATCCGACAGGATGATAAAAAGGAACGACGCGCTGAGCGCGAACAGGCGCTCGGATCGAAAATCATGGCGCTGCCGGATAAGCGTTATGGCGTGATCTACGCCGATCCGGAATGGTTGGATGAAGTATGGTCAGAGGAGACTGGTCAAGATCGCGCGCCCGCGAACCATTATCCAGTGCAGTCGGAAGAAATCATCGCCGCGCGTGACGTGCCATCGATCAGCGCGAAAGACTGCGTGCTGTTCCTATGGACGACCAATCAGCATTTGCGCATCGCGCTCAATGTCATGGAAGCATGGGGGTTCGAATACAAATCAAATTACTGCTGGGGTAAAGATCGGATCAGCACCGGACGCTGGAATCGTTCGAAACACGAACTCTTGCTGATCGGCGTCCGCGGCAATGTGCCTTGCCCGGCGCAAGGCGAACAGCGCGAATCGTTGATCATGGCGCCAAAGAGCGGACACTCGGCGAAGCCGGAATGCTTCCTCGAAATGATCGAGTCCTACTATCCGAACCTGCCGAAGATCGAACTCAACCGCCGCGGGCCGCCGCGGCCGGGATGGGACGCCTGGGGCAACGAAGTCGAGCCCGATGCAAAGGCGTCCGGAGGCGCGCGATGAGATACGTTGAACTCGTATTCATTCGGGAAGATGACACCTGTCGGAACACACTCTTTCGCATCGACACGATTCTCAAGGTGCAGGCGATCAGCGATCTGGATCTGACCGACGCCTATTGTCTTGTCTGGATCGTCGGCGAAGAGAAACCCATCAAAGTGCTGGAAGACTATGAGACGGTTCGCGATCTGCTTACCAAGCGTTGACCCGATGGATTCTGATGCGCGTCCTGGTCGCCTGTGAATTTTCCGGCGTCGTGCGCAACGCCTTCCGCGCGTTGGGGTGGGAAGCATGGTCCTGCGACCTGCTCCCGGCCGAGGACGGCAGCGTGCATCATCTCAACGGCGACGTTCGCACGTTCGTCGGCGCACCCGGTACATGGGATCTGATGATCGCGCATCCGCCATGCACGCATCTCGCGGTCTCCGGCGCGCGCTGGTTCAGGGAGAAGCAGGCCGAACAGGCCGAAGCGCTCGACTTTGTGCGCTTCCTGCTCGATGCGCCGATCCCGCGCATCGCGCTCGAGAACCCGGTCAGCATCATCTCGTCGCGCATCCGCAAGCCGGACCAGATCGTGCAGCCCTGGATGTTTGGTCACGGGGAAACCAAGGCGACGTGCCTGTGGCTGAAGAACCTGCCGAAGCTGGTCCCGACCGATATCGTCGAAGGCCGGACGCCGCGCGTGCATTTCGCCTCGCCCGGACCTGACCGATGGAAGGAGCGCTCGCGCACGCTGCGCGGCCTGGCGAAGGCGATGGCGTCCCAATGGGGCGCCAGATGAAAGGCCCGCCGCGTCTACCTTGCGACGCCGCGCGCCGACATTTCGGCAATTTCGCGAGATTCGAATGACCCGCGTTGTGTCGTTAGATTTTGAGACGTGCAGCGCAATCAAGATTCAGCGCGGCGCTCCCCGATACGCATCCGATCCGACAACGCGCGTCCTCATCGCCGCCTGGGCGATCGACAACAAACCGCCCAAAGTCTGGATCATCGGCGACGATGAACCCGCGGAACTGCTCGACTTGGCGCGCGATCCGAACACGGTCTTTCGCGCGTTCAACGCGGCTTTTGAGCGCAACGTCTGGCATCACGCCTGGGCAAGGCAATGGCCGAGCGCGCCGGCAATCCCGATTGAACGCTGGACCTGCACCATGACCCGGGCGCTCGTTTGGGGCTTGCCTCGATCCTTGGAGCATGCCGGCGCGGCGATCGGCGCGCTGCAGCAGAAAGACGTCGCCGGCGCGAAGCTCATGCTCCGCATGTCGAAACCGCAGCGCGACGGGATTTGGCATCATGAAGTCGTTCCTGAGGATTTGACCGAGCTGGCGTCCTATTGCATTCGAGACGTGGAAGCAGAGCGCGCTATCGCACGCAAATTGCCGCCGACGCCGCCCGAAACAGAAGCCGGCTATCATCTCAATCAACGCATGAACACACGCGGTCTCCTGATTGACCAGGAACTTGTCCGGCGCCTGCTAGCGCTCGCCGCCGAGAAACGACAGGCGCTGCACGAACGGTTAAGCGAAATCACCTTGGGGACTGTCACGTCGCCGGACCAGCGCGAGAAGCTGCTGGAGTGGCTGCATATCATGGGCGTCGAGATTTCCGACCTGCGCCGCCAGACCGTGGCTGAGACGCTTAGAAACGGTTCCCTGAACGGTTGTGCGCGGGAAGCGTTGCAGATTCGCGCTGACGGCTCACGCAGTTCAGTCGCAAAACTTCAAGCAATGCTCGGCGCCGTTATGGCTGATGGGCGAATCAGAGATCCCATTTTATTCCACGGAAGTCATACTGGACGCGCCAGCGGCGCCGGGGGAGGAGGAACGCAATTTCAGAATTTCGTCCGGTCGGCGCTGCCGAAGGGCGTCAAGGTCGACGACGTGATCGGCGCCGCCCTCGACGAAGATTCGGATGTCGAGGATCTCGAGGACGAGGCCGAGGTTGACGGCCTGGCGGCGATCGCCTCGATGCTGCGCGGCTGCGTCGTGGCCGGCGAGGGGAACGAGCTCGTCGCGTGCGACTTCGCCGGGATCGAGGCGAGGGTATTGGCGTGGATCAGCGGCAACCGGCCGATGATCGACGTGTTTCGCAGCGGCGAGGACATCTACCTGACGGCCGCCGCGCAGGCCGGAGCTCCAGGCGAGCGGATGCTTGGAAAAGTCGTGATTCTCGCGCTGGGATACGGACAGGGGCCGGTGCGGTTCGTCATTACGGCGCGCGGATACGGGGTCGAGATCAGCGAGGAGCGGGCGCAGGAGATTGTCTGGGGCTGGCGCGAGGCGAACCCGGCCGTGACGCAATTGTGGAAGCAGCTCGACGACGCGCTGCGGCTGCTGGCGACGACGAAGGGCGACCAGGTAATCAGGATCAACCGTTACGTGTCGCTGCGCCGGTGGGGCTCGCGCGTGCTGATGCGGCTGCCGGGCGGGCGCGAGATGGTCTACCGTAATTTGCGCCTGGAGCCGGATGCGGAATCGCGCACGGGATCGTCGCTGTTCTACGATGGCGCGAAAACGATCGGCGGGAAGCTCGTCCCGTCGCGGATCTATGGCGCGGCGGCTTGTCTCGCCGGCGACACGTTCGTTCTCACTCATCGCGGATGGAAACAGATCGTCGATGTCGCACATGACGATCGCGTCTGGGACGGCGAAGCATGGGTCGCACATGACGGTCTGATCGATCAGGGCGTGCAGAGTGTGATCGAAGTCGACGGCGTCTGGATGACGCCCGATCATCAGGTTCTCACAGCGGAGGGGTGGCGTAATGGGTCGCAGGCGATTGGATCTGACTGGGCGCGTGTTCGGCTTCCTGACAGTAATCAGACCAATGGGATCAGACGGCCAGCATTCCCTGTGGGAGACGCGATGCGCATGCGGGCGCATCAAGGTTCATCTGGGCAAGCAGCTAACCAAGGGAACGAAAGCGTGCGCGTCATGCGCCAGCAAGAAGCCCCGAACGCACGGCATGTCGCGGCATCCGGCGTATGCAGTTTGGCGCTCGATGATCGATCGCTGCAGACTGCCGACACATCAGGCATGGAAGAATTACGGCGCCCGTGGAATTATGGTTTGCCTGGAGTGGCAGGCGTCGTTCGAACAGTTCTGGACGGATATGGGGCCGACCTATCAGCGAGGGTTGACGATCGAGCGCAAAGACAACGACGCGGGTTACAGTTTGCAGAACTGCCACTGGGCCACCTACAGGGAACAGAATCGCAATCGACGAGACAACCGATACATCGACACACCATGGGGAAGAATGACGGTGGCGGAAGCGTCGCGAAAAACAGGAATCGGCAAAACGACGCTGACATATCGACTGGATCACGGCGCGAGCGCGTCTACGATCTTCTCAATACCGGACGTAACCACCAATTTGTCATCGCGGGGTTAAGCGGGCCGATCGTCTCGCACAACTGTGAGAACCTGGTGCAGGCCGCGGCGTACGACCTGCTCGACCACGCGATGCGCCGGCTGGACGCCTGCGGCGTTCCGATGATCTTCTCGGTTCACGACGAGATCGTCGCCGAGGTTCCGGCCGATCGGGCGGAACGGACGCTGCGGCTGATGAAGGCGGCGATGAGCCAGCCTCCGGCGTGGGCGGAAGGGCTGCCGCTCAAGGCGGAAGGGTGGCGCGGAAAAAGGTTTCGCAAATGAGGCGAGCCGCGCCGGCGCCGTCTGACTTTCCCGTACCTGAAGTACGCGAAAGTTGCGACGCGCGCGCGGCGGCGGCTGCGCCCGAAGGCGGGAAATGATGCTGACGCAGCTTGAATCGGTCGGCTTTACGGCGATCATCCTGGTCTTCGTCGCCATCAGCGCGCTGCTGGTATGGATGACGTTCAGGTGAGCGAAACGGAGGAGACAATGACAGACGAGCCGGATCCGCGGATAGCGGTCGAACCCTACGAAGCGACGCCGTACGCGCAGACGGTCCCGTTCCTGCAGACGGCGCGCAACGGGTTTGTGCGGATCAGCGCCATCGACTGGATCGGCTACGATCCAACGCACGGGACGCGCACATGCGTTGCGATCGGCGGCGCCGACGCGACGCGCATCCCGGTATTGGGGACGCTCGACGAGGTCATGGCGGTCTGCGGGTTCGGCAAGGCGACGGTCGTTGCGCCGACGCCGCAGCCGACGATCGAGCCGCGGGAGCCCGAGCCGCGCGCCGGGCCGACCGACGCGCATCGTCCGATCAGTTCGAAAAGCGTCATGGACAAGCAGGGGCAGTAAGGCGTTGACGCGCAGAGGCGGCGGCGTAAGGTCGCCTGCGTCTGTAGCCGGCGTCCTTCCGAAGCGCGGCTCCAGGTCTTCGTTGGATTATCCCTACTGTGAACCTGACTGGGCGCGTCCTTGACGCGCTCTTTTTATTCCGCCGCGCGTCGGTCGACGAGGGCGACGACGTTGGATGCGTCGGCGTCGTCGCGGGTGATGGCGTGCAGGATCTCGAGCGGATCCACGCCGAGCCGGCGCGCGAGACAGAAGACTTCATACGGGGTCGGGAGGGCGTCGCCGCTGGCGAAGGAGTCGAAGCGGACAAGGATCTCAGCCTCGCATCGGGCCGTGGCGAACGTCGTCGGCATTTGTCGCTCCCCGCTTATGGTTAACGACAGGATAAGCAGGGGATAGGGGCGCTGGATAGGGAGCGTCTCGTCGCGCGGAGTATCGCCGACGAAAGGATGGACAGACGCTGCGTCACGGGTTTAGCGTGCTGGTTCTGCGCGGCGCCGCTTGGCGCTTTCCTGCTGATTTCGCCATCGCCGTGCGGCTCACCCAGCGACCCGAACCACGTTCGGGCGAACGCGGAGACCTGCATGACCAACGACTGGCTGATGCGCGAACACATCCGGATCGCGATCGCCGACCACGCTGCGATGCAAAAGAAAAGACCCACTATTGCTAGTGGGTCTTTGGGCGGCGCCAGACCATTACTGGTTGCTGATCGCTTTCCTGCTCCGGGGACGATCAGGGAATCGGCGCCGAAAGTCAAGCAATCCACGCTGGCCGTCGCGTTCGGCGCCATTAGTAGCCCGGACATTCTGTCAAAGCAGTTCGTCAGGGTCGACGACACGATCGTCAAGGAATCGGGAACGCAGCTCTGGCGGGGCGAAGCCTGGGTGCAGCGGGTTGAGGGGGCGACGATCGTCGAGGCGCTCGAATCGGTCGGGCGGTTCATGGAATCACTCGGGCCGGGCGAAGCCATCACGCCGGGACTGCCGCAGGCGTCAGTCGAAGCAGGCGGCGGACGGGTGCGGATCGCGTCGAAACGCTGGGCGGCGCGGATCGAGGCCACGACGCGAACCCGCGGGGCGTATGGATGGCCGAACGCCCCGGCGCTGGCGCTGGCGCCGCTCGACAAGGACACAGAGGGCGGGGAGGAACTGCCGGAGGTTCTGGCAGGCATCCATCCGGCGCTGGGCAAGGCGGCGCTGCTGCTAAGGCCGTCAGCCGCGGCGGGCGTAGCCCTGGAAGGACAGGATGCAGCCGGCGGGCGCATGCACGCCTACCTGCCGGTTCGACGCGCTGCATCAATCCCGATGCTGATCAAACTGATGTCGGCGCATGCGCTCATCCTGGGGCTCGGCGGATCCGGTCTGCGGCTCAACAAGCCGGGTGATCTGTGCCGCAAATCGTGCATCGACCCGGCGCTCGGGGACCCTGAGCATCTTTGCTACGAGGGCGCCGCCGTGTTGGGGCCGGGCCTGTGGCAGGCGACGCCGCGGGCGGCGCAGGTCCGGAACGGGCTGATTGTCGACGCCGGGGCGATGGTCACGGCGCTCGACGAGAGCGGGACAAACCACCGGCTGCGCGTCTGGGAAGCGGCCGAACGGGCGCGGTGGCGCGACGATCCCGAGCTGGCGCGGATGCGGCGCGAGCATCGGCAGGCGTATGTCGATGAGCCGGGGATAACTGCGGCGAAACGCCAGAGGCGGGCGCGGCGCCTGGCGGCCGGCGATTTCTCGGGCGGCGACGTGCGGGACGATTATGCGAACTACGGGTTCGCCCTGGCGTCGGATTCAATGACGCTGGTCGATGGCCGCGAGATCCTGCTGGCCGAGGTGCTGGACGATCCTCTGGCATTTGACGGCTGCGTCGGATCGGACCCGCTCGAGGACGTCGGGTACGGGCGGACAACAGCGCGGGTATGCGTCGATCGCGTCGGGCGGCCCTTCATTTTCAGTTTTGCACATTCGCGATCACGCTACGCGATCATCGACGATCGTGTTCTGGGTCCGGTGAAACGGAGGGGAGAATGAGCGTGCTGCCGACGATCGATGTCCTGCTGCGGATGACGCCGCTCGGGCCGGCGTGGATGGTCGAGGACCAGGACAGGGTCATGAAGACCGCGGCGGATACCCTGAAGATATATGGCGGCAAGAAACGATTTCTGCCGCCGAAATCAAAACCGGATTCGCTCGCGTCGCACATGGTGTGCGCGAAGACGACGCTGGCCCTGGCCGCGCATCGCCTGCTGCACGCGCCGGCGATGGGGCTGTTCCTGGCGTGGAACGGGCAGCGCTATGCGCCGGGAGACGAGGTTGCGTCGGAGATCCAGCCGCTGGTCGAGGACGTGTGCAGGATGGCGTGCGGCATGAAGAAAGCGAGGGAGAAGGACATGTATGAGTACAACGCAACGGGCGAGTCGGAGGCGTTTGTGCGGGCCGTCGTGGCGCTGCTGAAACGCGATCCGCGCATCCAGGTCAGCGCCAGCGATCTCGACGCGATCGGCGAACTGATGGGCATGGACACGGGCGCTGGCGTTACATGGGACGCGAAGCAGGGCGGGGCGGTCCCGGCGCAGCCGAAATGGCTGATCACGCGAGCGCTGCGAAAGGGGCTGACGCCCAAGGCGGGGCCAGCGCCGAAGTGGGATCGGTTTCTGGACGCGGTGCTGGCCGAGTTCAAGGAGGACGCGCCTGCGGTGCGCGCGTATCTGCAGAGACACCTGGGATACTGCTGCACCGGCGACGATCCGCACCGGAAGATACTGCTGATCTGGGGGTTGGGACGGAACGGCAAATCGACGCTGATGCGCACGGTGACGGAACTGCTCGGCACATATGCCGTGGGCATGCCGGCCTCGGCGTTTGCGAAGGATTCATACGGCGCACGGCCGAACCAGGCGACGCCGGACATGATGGCGCTCGAGGGATGTCGGCTCGCGGTCGGGTTCGAAGCGTCGGAGAGGCTGGATGTTGAAGCGCTAAAGGCGTGGACCGGGGGCGACGCGGTGTCGGGGAGGGCGCTCTATCATGGCGTGCGCAAGATACGGACAGGCGCGAAGCTGGTGTTCATCGCCAACAAGGAGATCCAGGTTCCCGGCGCCGACGCGGCGTTTGCGGACAGGCTGGTGATGCTGCCGATGGAGGCGCGGCTGCCGGACTATTCGGACGAGTCGAGGCCCTATTGGCAGGTGCTGGTCGAGGAGGAGGGGCCGGCGATCATGGCGTGGATCCTGGAGGGCGCGCGGCTGGTCTACGCGGAGGGGAGGCTGGACGCGCCGGGCGTGCTGAAACGAGCGACGAAGGCGTTTGTACAATCGGCCGACAAATTGCTGCAGGCGATGCAGGCGGCGCTGGTCAAGGATGTCGACGGGGAGATCAGGTCGAAGGAATTATATCATACGGTCGAGCAGGCGTGGCTGGGCTCGGGGGGCAACCCACACGACATGCCGTCGGCCAGAAGCAGGACATTCTCGGCGCGGGTGAAAGAGACTTTCGGGGCGCGGTTGCTCCAGGACAAGGAGGGTTCGTACTGGAGAGGCGTACGAAAACGTACTTTAAACGATCCGTTAGACGACCCCACGGAGGGTCAAAAAGGGACAGTTGTGGGTCTAAAAGAGCGGCGAAAGTCGCCAGGATGAGCGCTGGTGGCATGTCGGTGGCATGTCGGTGGCATGTCGTGGCGCGACATGCCACCGGAAAACGCCTGTTGGATCAAGGATTAACAACTTGTATCACGCGCTGGTGGCATGTGTGGCATCTCAACCCCCCTTATTCCGTATACGCGGACGCGCGCGGCTGCGCGCAAGGCTACATTTGGCGCGACATGCCATGACATGCCATCATGCCACCGCGCCCGTGTTGTGGTAGCGTCGCGTCATGCCTTCGTCGCGTCTTCGCTTGCGCCTGCGTCCCGGCCGTTGCGGTCCAACGCCCGCGTCGTTCTACGAGAATCGGGTCGAGTTTAAAAAGGATGGTTATCCTAACGGGCGAAGGATCTGCGAGGCGATAGCCTGGCGTTCGGGCGAGCGTTGCGGCTGCCTGGCCGCTTATGCGACGAACGTGTGCCAGTGGCACGGCGCGCGGAAGGTTCTTGCAGAGCTCGATCTTGTCCGGCGGGTAAGACGGGTCAGCATCGCGCGGGAGAAGCGGCTTGGGCGGGAAAGCGAGCCACGGATGGTGGCTGCGGGATACGAAGTTGACGCGCAAGCTGAAGGCGCAGAAGCTGGTGAGGGATAAGCGTAAGCGTATGGCGAAACAGGTGAAAAAGCTCGAGCCGAGGACCCTGCCGATCGTTATACAGGATAACGGCGGTCTCGAGCGACTGACCGAGCAGAGTATGGCTACGTTACGTGAGGTTGCCACAGACCAGGACGCCCCGGCTTCCGCTAGGACAAGCGCCGCAAGATCACTCGCCGAAATCGCCGGTTTGATCGGCCGACAAAAGCCAAAAGCCAATACAAATCAACGACCTACGGCCGAGCTGTCGCTCGACGAAATCGATCGGGAGATCGCGGCATTAACTGCACTCGACCAGCCCGAACAACGTTCAAAATCGGAGCCTGCCGTAGCGTCAGATGCTAGGCCCAAGAGGGTCTCGCCCGGCTGAAACTGGGACCAGAACCGGTACCCGATACCAGTACGCAGCCATAAGCCTATTCATATCAAGCACTTAGCCAATACGTTGAGCGGATCGGGTGTCCGCCTAACCCCCTCGAACGGGGCGCGAACATCGTTCAGGCCCGTGACCTTACGTTGCTGTAACGTCATGACGTAAGGTAAGTAGGAATTAAGTCAAGTGACCCTCCGCTATCCGGGATTTTAGTCCGCGAACATCGTTCAGGCCGCCTCCCGCCCCCTGGCGCAGTCCGCGAGCAGCGCGGCGGCGGGGCCGACACCCCAACTCCGAGTTGAAATTCTACCGACCTATCTAACAATGCGTGTATTTGCGTAGTAAGCGGCCTTTTTCGATGCCTGAAACGCCGAAGGCCCCAGGATGTCTCCGGGGGCCTTCTTTTCAATCCTCGCGGCTGCGCCGCCTGTTTTCCCTTACTTGCGACCCAAACCGGCGGCATGCGCTCTTTGACGCAGCGCCTCCCGGAAGTCGTCCGAAATATCCTTGCGTAAGCCGACCAGGTCGCGGATTTCGACGGCTTCGGCCGCCGTCGGCGTTCGCAACAGGCGCAGCACGCCTTCCCCGTCGCCGTCCTGGGTCACGGCGCAGAACCCGAGTCGTTTCTTCGCCCAGCTCCACGCCAGCGCCGAACGCGCCGACACGACCAGCATCAGGCTTCGTCCGTCGCCCCATGTCGCGGCGTATCCGTGCTTTCCCTGCAGCGTCCAGCAGCGGCAGTCGTCCAGCTTCATCGCGCCGGGCGTGACCTCGAGCGCGACGCGCCATTCCTCGAGCAGCGCTTTGTCGGCGAGCTGGTCTTTCAGCGATTTGTATGTATCGGCCATGCGTCGGGTCTCCTCCCCCCTTCGATCGATCACATCGTCAGCAGCGCGAACGCCACGGCCGCGGCCCCCGCGCCGGATCCGACGACTGCGACAAGCCCGAGCGCCAGCGCGATTTCGCCGCCTATCGACATCCAGCGCAGGCCGAGCCATGCAACCAGTCCGCAGCACAGGAACCAGAACCCGACCAGGACGCGCCCGAAGATTTTTTCGTTGCGTTGATCCCTGGCGATGCGCGCCTTCACTTCCGGCGAATTGAAGTGGTCGTAGATCGTCGGCGGACCGGCGGCGGCCGCCGTCGCGACGCGCTCCCGCTGTTCGCAGACCGCTATTCCGTGCCAGGAACTCTTCGGGTCGCACGGATCGGATGACGCTGGCGTCGCCCCCGGCGCGTATGTCGTCCCCGGCGCGACGAAGCGCGGATTCGTCACGATCGGTCCGACCCGATGCGGATCGTTCGCTCCCCCAGGCGTATATTCAATCGAGACCGGCGGCGGCGGCGCCCACATCGTCGCCCGCATCGAATCCGAATTAGGTTCGACGATGGTCCCGGCGCCGACGGGCGCGATCGTCGCGATCATCGCGGCGCAGATCAGAATCTTCCTCATGGTCTTTCCCCCTCTGGCTGATTGGCTGTGCAGTTAATTCACGCCGCGTCGCGTCACGGCGGATCGTATTTCTCTTCGATGATGCGATCGATGATGGCGTCCTGTTTCTCCGACGGCTTCCAGCCCCTGCCCCGCGCCCGCGCGAGGATGCTGTCGACGAAGTCCTGCTCCCACGCCGAGAGGCGCGCTTCGTCGATGCGGCGCAGCGCCGAGAGGCGCGCCGCGAGGTTCGGCTCCCGCGGCGCCGGCGGCCCCGTCGAGAGCATGGCGAGCAGTTCGTCGACGCGGATCCGCTTGGCGTCCGCGAGCCTCTTGAGGACGGCGAGCGCGTTCATCGCCTCGCCGTCCCGGTCCGACGAGAGCATCGCCGCCACCTTGCGCGCCCGGATCAGTTCGTCGGTCGTCAGGATGGCGGCCATGCGTCAGCGCCGCCGCCACTCGCCGACGACCAGTTTCCCGCCACTCTCGAACACGATCGACGCCTGCAGCGCCGCCAGTATCTTCTCGATCGGCGCGTCGACCATCCACGCCACAGCCTCGCGCGTCAGGCCGCGCATGATCATTCCCGATTCCTTGTCCACGAGGATCCAGTCCCTGCCCCGCGCATCTTCCCCTGCTTCACTCGCCTTCATCGTTCCGCCCCCACATGATCCAGATCAGATACAGCCCCGCGGCGACGCAGCTGAACGCCAGCCACGCGATCGTCGCGTCGAGAAACGTCGAGATCATCGCTTCGCCCGTCGCACGCTCGCGTTCAGCCGCGCCTTCGCCAGCGCCTTCGGGTCGTCGAGCCACGCCTGGAGCTGCATCATCACGGCGTCCGGCGCTCCGTCCTGCGGCGACGCCCACCGATGCGACGTGCGAACCCCCACGCCAAACAACCGCGCCGCCTCGACCTGCGACAGGCGCAAAGCCTCGAGCGCGGCGCGGTAGGCGTTCACGCGACGTCTTTATTGACGCGCGCCCATGCGTCGATCGCTATCTGGTCGAGGCCGCGATCCTTCAGCAGCAGATAGGGAAAGTTGACGATCTGCCAGTCATGCAGATCCGACAGGTTCTTGCCTGCGTCGAGATAGCAGGCATGGCAGGCGTAGTGGCGCGCGCCGTATTTGACGAGCGGCCTGCGCTGTCCAGCGAAGTCTGATCGTTTGCAAAAGCGGCAGGTGCTCATGATTGCACCACATGAACGAGATGCTGGCTTGAAGTGCTGTTGAGACTCCAAGGCTTCGGCAGGCACTTTTCGAACGACGCGGCGCGCTTAACGCGGCCTGTGTCGTGGTTGACGAAAACCCATGTCCCGTTCGTCGTCTCGACAGCGACGCCCAGTTCGGAAGCGCGCGGATCGCCCGCCATGCTGCGCCAGACCTTGTAAGCAGATAGTTCTTTCATGATGGCTGTCTCGCTGAGTAGTTGAGTCTCGCCGGGTCTCGGCGACCAGACACAACTACGCCATTTTGGCGTACCACGTCAAGCGACGAAACGCGACAATCTTGCCCCTCGCGCCGACGCAGCGTAAGACATCCCCGCGCCGGAAGGTCTGGAGTCGGCCGCCAGAGCTCGTGAACGCCATCGCGGAGCCGCGGCCATGACCATCCAGCGACCCCAGCTCAAGTTCCCGTTCACCGGCCAGACAGTCCCCGGCGACGTCATCCGCGACCAGGTGGTCGAGACCCACCGCGCGATCGACCAGGTCATCGACCAGCTCGACCGGCCTCCCGCCCCTCACTCGATTCCCTTCAGCGCCCTCGCGCCCGAGACCCTGCGCGGCATCGCCGACGAGATCGCCGCAAAATCCCTGCGCGAGATCAACGACGCCCGCCTCGCCCTCGCCGCAGCCGCGTCGGACGTGCTCCTGGCGAACGAAGCCGCAGCCAGGGCCTCTCAGGCCGCGGCCAGAGCCGAACAGGCCGCCAGAGTGATCCTGGAAGGTTCTGGAGCCGCTCTGACGCAGATCCACGCGCAGATCACGCAGGCGACGCAACGACTCGAGGCGGCGCAGCAGTCGGCGCTCGACGTGTCGCAACAATCCAGCGCCGTCATGCTGAGCGCCAGCGCCGCCGAGAACTGGAGCGTCGCCTCCTGGCACTGGGCCGAATACATGGGCGGCCCCGGCGACGAGACCCTCCCCGCCGACACCGTCGCCATGTTCGACCTGACCGGCGACCACTGGAGCGCCCGGTGGTGGGCGAACAAGGCCGCCGAATATGCGTCGGGCGCCGACGGTTCGAACGGCGAGGCCGGCGAAGCGGGAGCCGCGGCCGAAGCCGCGTTGGACGAGTTCCAGACCTGGTACCTGGGCGCTTTCTCCGTCCCGCCCGTGCTCGACGGCGACGGCGACCCCATCGTCGAAGGCGCATTGTACTTCGACACCGTCGTCGACCAGATGCAGGTCTGGGACGGAACCCAGTGGCTCGCTTTTGTTCATGACGGCGTCCAGGGACCCATGGGACCCCAGGGAATCCAGGGCGAGCAGGGCGATGTAGGGCCCATGGGGCCCCAGGGAATCCCGGGCGAGCAGGGCGATGCCGGCCCTGCGGGTCCCGCTGGAGCTGACAGTATCGTGCAGGGACCGCAGGGCATTCCTGGGGAGCCTGGGGCCACAGGTCTTGATGGACCCGTGGGACCTGCCGGTCCCGCCGGAGCCGACGGAGCCGACGGAGCCGATGGTTTGGCCGGAGCCGACGGAGCCCCCGGCGCGACAGGCCCCGCCGGCCCTCAAGGCGAGGCCGGCGAGGTCGAGGAGGCCCCTATAGATGGCGGACAATATGTCAGGAAGGACGGGGTGTGGGAGCTTGTCGACGTCTCGGGCGGCGGTGGAACCGGGACCGTGACGATTATTAACAGCGGCTCGTTCTTCTAGTCATGACTCTCGTCGACACCACCTGGTACTGCAACAGCGTTGGCTACGCCGCCGTCACCGCCCGCGCCGCGAGCACTGCTGTAGCAGCGGGAACTATCAGGCGACAATTTACAACGCCTGCTGTTGGAAGCGAGAGATGCTTCGTCTGCATCGTTGCTGGAACGACATCCGCTTCAGCGGATGCTACCTGGGTTCTGACCAGAGGGGCCAAGACAACCGACAATACATGTCAATGGATGGAATGCACAGGCCAGGCCGCGCTCAACGGCGACATCGTCAACACAACCACCTGGGCGCAGGTCAAGGCCGCGACGCCTGCGGTGCTCGGCCAGATCATCAAGCGTTCGAACAACGCCTCTTATCAGATCTGCACGACGGCGGGCGCGATGAGCGCCTCCGAGCCTGCGTTCTCCGATACTGCTGGCGTGACCACGACGGATACGACTGCGGTCTGGTGCAGTCTGGGCCCAGTAGGTTCGTTCACGGCCGGCATGGCTCCGTTCGCGCGTCTCGCCAGTGTATTTGGAACGAACTGGTTCGCCGCCAACAATACGGTTTATGTCGCCAGCAATCACGCTGAGACGCAGGCCACTACAATAAGCATTCCATTTGGCGCTGGAGCCTCTGTTCTTTGCCACAACGTTGCTGGCGGCTATCCTCCTGCATCCGCCGATCTTACGACTGGCGCAACGATCTCATGTACGGGATCGGCAGGCGTTTCGGTCGGCTCTTCCGGCAATGGTCCCTGGTATATTCGCGGGATCAGGTTCAGGTGCGGGGTCGGAATATCCACCGCACAGGCGATGATCATTGCCGATACAGCGAGCGTCTTTTGTCATTTTGAGGATTGCTCCATTCAGCAGCATTCGACGAGTGCGACTGCTTATATTGCTTTTGGCGGCACCGGTGAGACCACTATCATTCTGACAAATACGACGGTGTATTTTGGGCATGTCACCCAGAATATCACTCCCGATGTGAATGTTCTCTGGCAAAGCACTGGTCCGGTGCTGGCGACGGGCTCGCTGGTTCCTGCAAAGTTCCTTAATCCCCGGTTTAACGGCACTCGCAGAGACATTGTGCTGGAGGCTCTCGATCTGAGCCAGCTTACCGGCGTCATCATTGCCTGCACCAGCGGGCAGGCCGGTTTCACGATGGTCAGGGACTGCAAGCTGAACGCCGCCGCTGTACTCTCCGAGACGCCTACACGTCATGGTTTCGCCGCCCAGTTCTCGCGGTCCTCCTCATGACCGCGCCCTACTCCTCCAGCCGCTTCGCCTACGAGGGGACCGAGACCACCGAGACGTCTATCGTTCGCACCGGCGGCGCAGTCGATCCGAACGGGCAGGCGCAGTCGCGCAAGATCGTGACCACGACGAATGCGCAATGGCTCAGGCCGTTCCGTTGCGAGCCGTGGGCGATCTGGAACGAGACGGTCGGCGCTGATGTGACGGTGACGGTGTACGGCAATGGCGCGTCTGTTCCGTTGACAGATGAAGTTTTCATGGAAGTCGAGTATTTGGGCGACGCAAGCAGCACTCTTGGAACCATAAAAACAACAACGAAGGCGAACGTTCTAGCGACTGGCGCGGCGGGAACGTCCGACAGTTCGTCGTGGGCTGGTGGAACGACGGCATTCAAGCTCGTTGCCACGCTCAACAGCCCGCAGCCCGGCCGTCCCGGCCTGATCCATGTCCGCCCGAAGATCGGCAAGGCGAGCGCGACGATATACCTGGACCCGAAGATCGAACTGAGTCCGTCGTCAACGACGGACCTGATGGCGACGACGCACAAATCCTCGCGCTACGCCTATGAAGGAACCGAGACGACCGAGACGACCATCGTGCGCACGGGCGGAACGCCGCACAGCCGCAGGATCGTCACCACGGCGAATTGCCAGTGGCTGCGGCCTTACCGGGCCGAACCGTTCGCCATCTGGAACGAGACGACCGGCGCTGACGTGACGGTGACGGTGTATGGCTGGGTTCACGACTTGGTTCCATTGAATGACCAGATATTCATGGACGTGGAGTATTTGCAGTCCGACGGTCTTGGCAAGATCGTCAGCACCACGAAAGTGAATGTGCTGGCGACGGGCGTTGCTGTTGCGTCGGATGCATCTGTCTGGCCGACAATGCCATTGGCGACATTCGATGCGCCTCTCGTCCTGAACACGCCTGCCACGCCAGCTATCGGATTGTCGGGCGGCAACCTCGTCGTCACCAAGCTCACCAGCCCTAACGACGGATATGCGTCCAGCGCGTTGTTCGCCAGCGTCAGAAAGTATTACTTCGAGATGACGGTCGGGGCGAAGTCTGTCTCCCCCGCATACAGCATTGGGATCGTCAAGAGCGGGACCACGCTGGTTGACGCCTCCCTCCAAAAGAACTCTACGGTAATTAACCTGCCGAGCGGTACGTCCAATTCGGTGCTTTGGTCCAACAACGTGACAACAGGCGTTGATTTTGGTGCGGTTTCAGCCGGGACAAATTACGGTTTCGCGATTGATCTGACCAATCGGCTTGTCTGGGCGCACAAGAACGGCGGCCTGTGGAACCTCAATGCTAGCGCCAATCCTGCGACTGGCGTTGGCGGCTTCACGATTGCGGAGGGCGATTTTGCGCCGTTAGTCTATATGAGCAGTTCCGGCGGCGGCGACTTCATTACAGCGAACTTTGGCGCAACGGCTTATGCTTACACGGCTCCGTCCGGGTTTGTGAACTGGGGTTCGGTCTGGACGCCCTTCAGTCTCGTCGCCACGCTTAACAGCCCGCAGCCGGGACAGCCCGGCCTGATCAACGTCCGCGTCAAGGCCGGCAAGCCATCGGCGACGTACTATATCGATCCGACTCCGGAACTCTCCTAGGAGCTGCGATGACCATCCAGCGACCGATTCTCAAGCATCCGTTCAGCGACCTGGCGCGCCGCGGACAAACGCCGCCAGGCGACCTGATCCAGGACCAGATCATCGAGACGCACCGGGCGATCGACCAGGTGATCGACGCGCTGGCCGACATGCAGGCGAAGGCCGCGGCGCAGCCGCCGCAGGCTGGAACGCTCGCGACGATGCCGGAAAGCTTCGAGCGCAGCGCCGTGATGCTGTCGGAGAACTCGGCCGAGAACTGGTCGGTCGCGAGCTGGCAGTGGAGCGAGCACATGGACGGCGCGCTGCCGGCCGACACGGTGGCGATGTTCGACATCACCGGCGATCACTGGAGCGCCAGATATTGGGCGAACCAGGCGCTGGTCATTCTCGAAGACGCAGAAGACTGGGGCGAACAGGCCGCCGCGAGCGCCGCCGCGGCCGCCGCATCCGCTGCGGACGCCGCCGCCTCCGCCGATCTCGCCGACGAGTGGGGCGATCTTTATCTCGGCTCGCACGCTGTCGCGCCGACGACCGACAACGATGGCGACCCGTTGCAGACAGGGGCTCTCTACTTCGACACGGCCGTCGTGCAGATGCGCTCCTGGAACGGGACTGTCTGGCAAGGATTCGAGACGCTGGGCGACGTCGCCAGCGACGTGATCTTCGCCCCCGCCGCCGGGATCGCCGCCACCAACGTGCAGGCCGCCATCGTCGAGGCGCTCGCCGACAGCAAGGCGTACGCGGACGGGCTGCTCGGCGGGCTCGTCGCGCCCTACACCAAGGCTGAGTCCGATACGAAGTTTGTCGATGTCGCCGGCGATGCGATGACCGGCGATCTCGTCATATCGAAATCCGATCCGGTGCTCGTCATCAACAAGGCGTCCAGCGGCCAGAACAACCACATCATCGGCGCAAGAGCCGGCGCGTATCGCTGGATTATGCTGCCGGGAGATACGGCGGCGGAAGTCGGGGCCAACGCCGGTTCGGATTTCGGCGTCAATCGCTACGATGACGCCGGCGCTCTCCTGGGCCAGCCGTTTCACATCAGCCGCGCCACCGGATCGGCGACGTTTCAGAACATCCCGATCTGCGCCGTCGCGCCGACCGTCGACAGCCATCTGGCGAACAGGGCTTATGTCGAGTTCAGCGCCAGCGCCTGGGGCGCGGCGCACGCCAGCGCGCGCGTCGCCAAGGCTGGCGACACCATGACTGGCGGGCTGACTGTCAACGCCAACAGCAACTACGCCGGGCAGAGCGCGATCATGATCTACAATGCGGGCGACAGTTTCCTGTCGTTCCATACCGGCGGATATGCGCTCAATCTCGGCCTGTCGGCGACCGGAAATACGTTCTATCTCGGCGGATGGTCGCAGGGCGGACATCGCTGGTATTCGGACTCGGCGGGTAATTTCACTGCGACCGGCAACGTCACGGCCTATTCCGACGCGCGCCGCAAGAAGGACGTCGTCACCATCAGCGAAGCTCTCGACCTGGTGAAGCGCATGCGCGGCGTGCGCTATCAGCGCACCGACACCGTCGAGCGCGGCGTCGGCGTCATCGCCCAGGAGATGCAGGAGATCGTGCCGGAAGTCGTGATGGAGGATCCCGGCGGCGACCGGATGCTGAGCGTCGCCTACGGCAACCTCGTCGGGGTGCTGATCGAGGCGATCAAGGAGCTTGCGGCGCGCGTCGAGGAACTGGAAAACCGCACATGACGACGCCGGCCTATCCCAATCCGACCAGCATACAGGACGTCAAGACCGAGTTCGTCGTCATGTACGGTCAGTATAACGATCTCAACAACTGGGGCTCGCTTGTCCTGGGCCGGACGCCGGGAACAGCCGTGTCTCTCAGCGAGTTCTGGGGCCTGACCGGCGAGCGCAAATACGCCGGTTATGTCGGGCCGCCGGCGTACGACACCGGCCACAACATCGCGATTGCGACAGCCTGGGGAACGGCGCAGGTCGGCTGGTCGAACGGCGACGGTGCTTTCGCCATCCGGTACTGGCTGTACGAAGGCGGCGGCGCGGCGGTCTGGAATCATTTCGTGCGGGTCGAACTGCCGAACGGGTCCAGCATCGCGAAGTCGTCGTTTGCTGGTCCGTTGCGGGAGAGCCCGCAGCCGAAATGGTCTTTCATGTATCATAACATCGCAGCCACGATGACGACCGGTAACCTGTATTGGGTGTTCCGTTGAACGAGCGAACTATGATCGTAATCGGGTGATGAGTGAGACGACCGTATCTACTCTTGTCGCGGAGCGGGTGATGACCGTGGATACTGATCCGCGCGCCCGGCCTTTGCCGCTGACATCCATGCAGCTAGCCGGGCATACCACCGGCGCGGTCATTGAGGGACTAGGCCGTACGCCTTTGATGTTGGCGGTGCTTTTGCTGAATGTGATCGGCATCGGCGCGGCGGTCTATTTTCTCAACTTGCTGATCTCGGGCCAGCAGGCGCATCTCAAGTCGCTGCTGGAAGTCCAGGACAAGCAACAGACCGAACTGGTGACGCTGCACAAGCACGTCTTCGACACGATGGTGGCGATGCTGCCCAAGGCCGAGAACATCCCGCCCGTCATGCCGACGCCAATGACGCCGACGCCGCGCGGCAGCGCAAGATAGGAGACAGCCATGACAGTCGCAGGTCTTGTTAATTTCGTCATCGTTCTGGTCGTCGTCGGCCTGATCTTTTGGTTGCTTAGCTATTTATTGCAGACGCTGCCAGTGCCCGAACCGTTCCGCACAGTCGGACGAACCGTATTGATCGTCCTGGCGGTGCTGATCTGCATCTTGTTGTTGCTCGATCTTGTCGGCATGGGCGGCGGCATCCTGCGTCTGCGCGCTGGATAACTCCATGACCGTCCTGGATCCGGCCTGGTTGTCCGATGTCGTCATGGAACGAATCGTGTGTCATTGGACCGCCGGGACCTACGATGTCTCGGATAACGATCGCGCGCATTATCACGTCCTGATCGATCGGTACGGCGTCGCTCATCGGGGGGATAATCCGATCTCCGGCAATGCGCGCGAAGGCGCGTCTGGCGCAGTTACGTCGCATGTGAAAAATATGAATACAGGATCGATCGGAATCTCAGTT